AGATACAGCTTTATAAATCAAAAACAAGTCCCCCTGTTTCGGTACGTTTCTTTCTTTTTTTCTCCCACCCCACGCTCTTTACTTTCTTTTATTTCTTGTATTCTTGTTAAGTCTATAAATAGTAAGAAGATAGAACAACACTCTAATTATGAAAAAACAAGAATCTTGTTCTAATTATACACGTTCGACTAAACAACTGGTATACCACCCTTTTCTTGTATTTTTGTAACCACTTACCCGATAACAAGTTATGGCCTATTGAGACTCATTATTATCTGATTATTGGTCTAAAACCATGTTCACCATACCTACCCACCCGTTCAGATGGGTCAACTATTTCGTTTATTTCCGCAACTACCTGTTTTAATTTAACCGCTTACCCAGTAACGGGTTACGACCTCCTGAGACTCACTATCAACGATTATTGGTACAATGATCACAAAAAACTAATGATACCGGCTCCGCCGCTGTTCGGGTGATATGAATGTGTATAGTATACCTCTTGAGGGGTATGTAACCACCTAAACGAGTGTAGTCAATCTGATCCGTGGGCCAAAGTTAAGATCAAGTAAATAGCTTCGACCAAACCCATTTACAGAATGAAATTGTCCATGATTTCAAAATCAAAAGAATCTTATAAGTCCATAAGAAAACCGAGAATAACCACTTCAGGATAATAACAATATTACTACTTATCAGTGTAGCAACAGCACTTATTACCGAGGCAACAGTAAGTATCACCGTCCCGATGCCTTTAATAATTAGCCCTATCCCTGATAAAATTAACGACAATGCCCCATTGCACATTATCGCTAGGACTATCAGAGCAATAGCCATAAATGACCACTTCCTATGACTAGCTAGTTCAATCCGCTTATCTAAACGATCTCTAAGAAAAGAACCATCGCCTTTAAATAATCCCATTATCTTCTTCCTTCTTCTTCGTTAAAAGTTCCATTACCAAAGCGTCTCTACCATCAGGAAAGAACTCCCTTTTTAACGCAGTGCATCGCCAATTCCACGCCTTTGCCCACCCCAGAAACTTATTCTCCTCGTGAAGAAAAGTCACTATCCTTGTACCGTTTGCTATTAAAATCAAATCATTCATCAATCGAGAACCGAGACTCTGGCTACGATAGATCGGCCTAATTGCTAGCTTCGCTAGAAACAACGTATTTTTATCAAAAACTCGGAAACAGCTATACCCTAAAGCTAGGCCATCGGTAGCTAGTATTCTCCAACGATATTCTTTAGCGGTGAGCCAGCCTTGATCATACCATGACCAGATATAGCTCTGAGCATCAATGACTTTTAACTGCTCGATAAAAGTGGTATAGTCTGTTACTATCATAGCTTTTGTCTTAAAGAACCTCCCCTACGCATTCTACTCTTGGAAGAGCATGACTATCTTTTTTAGTTAAATGATCTACACCATCAGGATAAACATTATTCACGAGGCATAATTTTATAATCAAATCACTAAAGTGGAGTTGATACAGCGATTGTCCAATTTTTGAAACCTTTTTGTCAATAGCCACTTACCGTCAATAGCCACTTACCGTCAATAGCCACTTACCGTCAATAGCCACTTACCTTCAATAGCCCCTTACCGTCAATAGCCCCTTACCGTCAATAGCCCCTTACCGTCAATAGCCCCTTACCGTCAATAGCCCCTTACCGTCAATAGCCCCTTACCGTCAATAGCCCCTTACCGTCAATAGCCCCTTGAACGACGGCGATAATTTCTTCGTTAGTCATAGTAATAGTTCTACCACATCTTTCGGCGTAAACGAGTTAGCATTTTCATTAAGAAACAAACCACCAGCCTGTAATGCAAAAATATGGCTGGCTGAACAGAAAAGTTTATCATCAGCCTTCGGCCCTTGTGGCACCCGGAACCCTGCCCGAACCCCACCTATCACATTATAAGGTGCCCCGAGCTTCTTCAAGCAGTAATCCGTTAGCTCCTTTTCCCCGAGCTTTTCTCTATTCTCTTTCGATAATGGTATCCATCTATGATAAGCCCAATGCTCTCCTCTCGCAGTAGCTAATCTGCTACTAAGAAGATGTAAGCATTGGCCCCAAGCCATACTTTCCCAGAGATAGACCACATCGTCGATGACTATTACCGTAGAAATATGTGTCGGTTGTCCAGCGACAACTTTTATTCCTTGAACGTATAGCCATTCTATAATAGAGTGCCAACCACCGTGCCAAATTACTGCATCACCTGTACGCATTCTTCTACCCTATATGTTTCCAAGTCATTCTTTAATTAGTTTATCAAATTTATCACAGAGTTTACCCCAAATAGCGACTTTAGGGCCATCCCAATTGAGACCTTCGTCGTCTCGCACGCTATAAATCAAATCACTAAATGGTATTATGTTATTAAAATCAATTAGTAATTGCTTTGCATTAACAGTTTCTTTAACAGTTAATTCAAGGTCAAAGCTAGCAAATTCATTACCATTTTCCCAGAACCCCATTTCTCCGGTAGCACAGTTAATAAATATTTGCGGTAACTTATAACCAATAGGATAATCTCCGATCGCCCTAACTAGAGTACAATCATAATAAAGGAACCCTATTGTCTCAACCTGTTCAAAAGTACCATCATTAGTAAAAATTTTATCAAGCATTTGCTATTTCCATTACGTTTAAAGAAAAGCTAACACGTTCATTTTCACAGAAATTCATTTTCTTAGTATCGTAGTTTATAATAACTTTAGAGAAAAAGCTACCAGAAGGGTAGTCGCCAATTGCTTTAACTAAAACACAATCGTAGTAAACAAACTCCATTGTATCAGGATGATCACGACTACCGCTGGTAGTAAATAATTTGTCAATCATAGCTTCTTCACTACATGGACATTTTTTCTCTACTTTTTGATAAATTCACAATTAATGATTTTAGTATCAATTAGTTCAAAGAAATCATCGTAAAACTTCGCCTCCATATCCCAGAAATTAATAATGATGAGAGGTATTTTACTCCCGTCTTTTAAAACACAATCCCTGCATTCATATACAAATGGACTTAATTGCACTGTATATTTAGTTTCAAATAATTTATTTTCATCCATAGAATCTCGAGCTCTCTTTAGTAAGATTATTAAAAGCACTATCACTTGGAGCAGAGCTATCAAGAATAGCACATCGTCGAATAGAATCTTCTTCCGATAGTTCCCTGAATATCCATCCACTGAGAATAATATCCCAGGCATTAGTGATGTTATTAACTAACCCATATTGATAGTCCGGCGATACTCTCAAACGATGAGTAGCGAACCGCAGTTTATTAGCTGATCCGGTAATCTGGTCGATTCCTACAATAAGTTGCTCAGAGCCCACCGCTTCACCGAGAAGCCAACCATAAATTGAGAGTTGATCTGCCCAACTATCGTTACCTTCTTCGAGGAACATACTGATATTAATATCAATACCATTATGGTTGATAATTAAACAATCCTTGTGCTTCTTCGTCCACTTGCAATTATAGCCCCGTAATTTAATATACCCCTTCATTGGTGAAGTCATACTTTTCGAGCAATAACCATTTACTTTCCAGTCATAAATAACTCGGGCACCTTCTTTGCTAATAAAGAAAACATCAGGTTTACCGAGTAGCGGCACGCCCTCTATTTCCCCGCGAACATCGAACTCGAAACGAGGCGGCCCAATGGCTTGGCTAAGTTCTAGCATAAGATCGGCTAAACAGCCCTCGCTTTTGTATTGATCGAAAACCAGCTTTCCATTTTCCCAAGCCCAATCACGATTGTGTTCATCTACTTGAGCCTCGAAAATAGTAGTTAAATCGTAGCGTTTATCAGCATTTTTACCAAACAGCTTCTCGTAGAGATAGCTTTTTACAAAGGCATCGAACGCACTACCGATAGACATTGGCTTAGTTTGCAACTCTCTTTCAGGCTTATTATCAGAAAGATACCGCTGATAGAATAATTCCACATCGTCATAGAATAGTTTAATTGATGTGGGCGACATGTATTCAGGAATTCTCATTAGATGTGTTTCCAACTTCTTAGATTAATAACATGCTCGATTACACTTTTACTTACATTAAACTTTTTTTCTAATTGCTGACGAGTTTTACTACTAGCTCTTATGAGTTTAATATCATTTTCTGTTAATTTAGCCGTGAATTATTCACACCTTTTGATAAATCAGGATTATCCTTATGCCTGTTTTTCATGTTATCAGATTGAGTTCCAAGATAAAAATGATCTGGGTTTACACATTTGATATTATTACATTTATGTAAAACTAATAACTTATTTGGGTCAATACTGTGGATTATTTTCCATAGAACTCTTGCTGCTTTGTAGTGCTGATAATTTATCGTAAATGACGGTCTGGCATATCCTGTTGATCCTTTACCACCTGTACTTACCCAATCCCAGCAGCCATCTTTCTTCAAGACATAGCACCAGAACCTATAAATATCTAGTTCTGTTAAATCTGGAATTGGTAAGAATCTCATAGTTAATCTTTTATAGGTTGTTGCTACGCACAATTCTGTTTACCATTTCAACTAGCCACTCATGATATAATTCCATAGCGGGATTAACAAAAAACTTTTGTTCAATTTGTCTTATCTGTGTATTCAATGACGAAAGTAATACAGAGTATTTTTCTTTCCAATGTTCTGTTTCTGCTCTAATACTTTCTTCGTATTTAGGGCAATTAAGTTTTGTCAATGGAATTTCTATATTTCGATTGTAACAAGGGCAATATAACTGCATAATAATAGTTGGATTATCAACTATAAAATCATCTTAGTGCTTAATGGTGTGATAATGAAAACAAGGCATTATTCGACCTTATCTAAAATGATGCTAACATCACAGAAATATTCTACTGTGAATACAGTTTCACTAAAGATAAAATTCTTTCCTGTTTTAACACAATATAGACTATCTTTACCTATAAAATATAAATGCCCATTGCTATCTACAAACGCATTTTTACCGCTGTCAAGTAACTGATCAACTTTTAGAATTTGCGGGTTGTAACATTGCCTTAGTTTTATTTGTATAGCCATATTAATCTTTCGGTAAAAGATATTCTAACTCTGGTGAACAAACGAAAATGATTACATTTTTCTCAGGAACAAAGTTTATTAATGGTTTATGTCCATGTTTAATAATTAGCTTAGCCTCTAAGATTCTAACACCGACGGCAGCAGCGGCCTTAATTATTAATGATTCTACGTCCATAGGTAAGGCATGATTTCAATAATCCGATGCAGATTATCCTTTAGTTCTTGATTCATTCGACCTTCTAATTCCTTAATTTCATCGAGGTACAGTTTATATATCTGCTCATCTTTTTCTGTTGCCCATTCAGGTTTATATTCTGTATAATCATTACCAATATCAACCCAATCCCTAATCGGGCTATGCTTAAATGCTCGTTCCCAGAGTCTATCGCATAGCCCAGGATATAGTTTATTATAGACTTGATGCCACCAATCATACAGCTCTTGCATTTCATCACGAACGTACTTGTCACCGATCTTATGGCTATATTCGCCATACCATTCAATACGTTCTTCCGGTTCACATTCTCGTTCAATGAACTGCGAAAGAATCTCGAACATTGTTTCTGGCAATATTGCACAACGATCATGCCAAGTATGGTCAAGATACCGAGATTTTACAGTGGTGTAACGATGCCAACAAAAGCATTTAATCCTGTACCAAACCCGCCCAGGTCGCCAATCATAAGGAAGAATTTTCCAGTATAGTTCTCTTAACATTTTGGTATTACCTTAATTTCAAGGTCACAAAAGTATTTAACTGTGAATGTAGCATCCCTATATTGATGTACTATACCATCACAGACACGCACAACACGTAATTGTGTAATTAAATGTAGTTTATTAGCACAGTCCACAAAAGCATCAACACCTTCGATTCGACGTAACTCAATTAAGTCTCTTAAATTAAAATTACTTTTACACTTTCTAGGCGGGTTAATTACTTTAATAATCATGCTAGTCTCCAAACACAAAGATTATGATTTAATGATATTAAAATCTTCGATAAATTTTCATCTTGTAAAACGGTCTCCACTATAGGCATAATATCGACCTCGATGACGGTGTATTTCGGCAAGCACATTAATAAATTCGGCTGATCACCGTCATTATTATTATAGTAATCTTTAATATCACCAAACATGATATTACGTGCTTCACAATATGCTTTTATATAATTTTCCATTTTACTTTCTTCTAGCAGTAATTTCTATATTGCAAAAATAGTATTAAAAAGTTTTTCATTGGCGTTTGAACCATTCTAATCGTAGCCACCAAGTTACAGCATAACCACCAGTTTTGGTACGTTTATCTCTCAACACCATTGCACCATAGCGATAATAGTCACTCCATACCATAATTTGTAGTATTCCACCCCTAGTGCTTATAGTATGGTCACCAATACGGCTACTATAATACGGAGTACCAAAAATTACCCATAACAATATTAAAGTGACAGCCAAGTATACTAGTTTTCTCATTAGCTTTTCTTGGTAAAGATGGCAACGATATACTTGTAAATGTAATATGGCCAAATAGCTGATTCCTTGAGCATAGCAGTCGGATTAACATCGTTCCGATACCAATAAACGCCAAGGCCGACGAGAAGATAAGTTGCTACGTAAGTCATGATTTTAATCTCTTTCTTGTTATTCTCTTTGTACGTCGATTTTAACATCACAGAAGTAATCCACTGTAAATACATCCATTTTATCAATATAGCAGATACCTGATTTAGTGTCAATAACGGTGCCATTTATAATAATGTGCAACACGCCTAATCGAACGAAACCAGATTTATTATTGTTTACTAAGTCTTCTAGTAAAAAAGTTCTTACTGGTAAATTAATAGTTAGCGTCTCTATTCTCCGAAAAGGTTATAGCCATTATCACTGTCATCAATTAATTTCAAACAATAATCAATTACCTTATCAATGCCATCGTAATCGAGAGTATCAGGGACATCCGATGGTTGATGATAATACTTGTTCTGACCAGTATGTATAAACACTGTTTCACAGTTGAAGGAACTTTGGTCACTCGCCCCTGTGCCGATCATACTACCACGATAATGTCCGATCATATCAAGATTTATCATAAAATCAATTTTCTCTTTATTGTTCTTTACCCAGTATCTTGATCCAACTAAACCCTGCTCCTCCCCGGAAAACAGAATGAAAATGATCTTGCTACCTTTACCTCGACAGGCCCTTTTTGCTAGCTCTAGGACACCTGCCACCCCGGAAGCATTATCGTCGGCTCCGGGACTCCGAGAAACGCTATCATAGTGTGCACCAATAACAATAGTTTTATTGCTACCAGGACGCACAGCGACAATATTCTCAACTGTCATACTGCCAGAAGTGAAACTCTGTACCGTTGGCTTATATCCATTATTCTTGAGATCGTTGATAATAAAATCACGAGCAGCTTCACAATTACCAGTTGGTCGTGGTGATATAGCTAGTTTCTCAACGGTATTAATCGGAGAAAAACAAGTACCAAGAGTAGGATCAATTTAATCATTATACCATACCTCATAATCTGGAAACGTCGTATCAATACGTAGTAATGCAACAAATTGGCCATCTTCTAATGATTCCAGAAACTTTGCTACTTTACTTTGTACTAACAAGCGGTCAGCAGTTTCGCTTTCAAATGATTTTATTTTTATCATTTTATTGCCCAAAGTAGTATAAATATTCCAACAATTATGATTAAGGTTACTAACATTACCATTTTTTCTTTCGCCAAATGCAATAAATAATTAATACCATTATGAAAGGAATAAATAGTAACTTAACGATTATACAAATACTAAGTAACGCTGGCAAACAAAACAAGAAGATAGGGATAGCTAAATATTTTGGATAATATTTTCCAAAGCAAAGAAGTGGTATTGAAACAAGTAAGTATAACAATATTATATTTATCATTATCTTGTTACCCAAATTAACAACGCTATTCCAGTAAGTATTATTAATGCTATTATCATGTTTCATACCCGTCAATTTTTCTTTAGTACTGAAAGTATACCCTTTATACCAAGGATAACAATTATCAATGGCCAAAAAAGAAGAAAAGCACAAACATTTTTACTATTAAAAGTGTATTCACTATTATTTCCAATAACAAAACCAATAGCAGCATAAGTTAAAAGGTAAGGAATGTAAATCATTGTTCTTTTCTTTCCAATTGATACCATTGAGTAATAGCTGACCGTAGTATAACCCAAAACTTCACGTTACTGTCTCTTATGATTTTAGTATCAAAGTATGCCCACGATTCCACAATAATGAACTTCCTTTGTACGTCAACTAATCGACCATAGGCCGTAAAAGCTATTGGTTCATTACCATCTTCAACGTGATCGAGAAACTCTACCTCGACAATCATACCTTTCCGAAATCGTTTTCTCATAATTATTTCCTACTAAGATACCGAAATGCTTGTGATCCAACAAACAAAACAGCACCAGCTATCGCACATTGTGGGTCAAAGTAATTTACAATTGAAGCCACAATAAAGGCATAACCCATAAGCAACATCCAAATTTGTGGTAGACTCATAATTCATCATTTCCAATTGAAGTAAAATCACCATCAGTTAACTCTTCCACCGCTCTACCCAATGCTAAAATTAATTTTCTTCTTGCAGTTAACAATTCTCCTGCGTTACTTTTATATGTAGAACGATATACTTCTTGTGCTGCCTCGGCTTTATCAATAATTGAATGAAGCATTTTCTACCCTCTAATTTGTTTATCAATATCATAAGTGAAAACCATTTCACCACATTCTCGACAAATCGGTATAACTAAATCCTTTACAAGTAATTCTCCAAACATATAATCAATAGTTTTAGATATTACTGCTTTCTTTCCACAATGATTACATCGCCAAGGAAATGGTTCAACCTCATCTTTACCAATAAATTTAGCTACCAAATGCCTCCCGATCTAAAGCATGTTTAATGGAAAGAAATGTTATCAATGCGGTACAAGCAGATTTATCACCATTGACTGCTAGTACTTGACTAATATAACTATAAAAAAGTGGTTGCTCTTCTTGAATAGCAATAATATTTTCATTTACCCAAATTTTGAGATCAATATCATTATCTGGTATTATCAACAAGTCTTCGACTAGTATTTCTGGTATTAGCATAGTTTACTTTCTACTGATAGAAACTCATTTTTTATTTCATAATGTACAACTAAATCCCCATCTTTATTACAACTGCCAATACGTTCATGCCCATCTATTGTCAAAATTCTTTTTCAGGATAAGGAACGGTTCTTTTCCTACAATAAATACTAAAAACTTTTGATCATAATTACCTTTAGCTAAATACACTCCTGGCTCAGTAATTTTCATCGTAGCTCCCTTATCGCAATATTATAGTAATGATCCGGCTTTTTAGTTATGACTTTCATTTTATTCTATCGAACCTCGCTTCTTTTGGAATCCCATCGTCCGATAACTCACGGTACTTGAACTCAACCACAGTTCCTTTCGGAAAAAGATGATGGCTATAATAGTCTTCTAGTCTATCACCGGGAAAAGTTTCAGCGAAAGCTTTAGTAATATCGTTTTTTATTTCCCGCTGTAAGTGTGTCAGCCCCGATAATTTTAGCTCCTTACCATTCTCTAATCGCAGAATCAGGGCTCCGAGCTTCCCGAGAAGTTGTCCTGTCTTGCCCTCTTCCCCGGCAGTGTAACCGATAACAGTTCCATCCATTGTATTAATAGGCTTGTGCTTCAAAAGACAATGACTTCGTTCTGTTACCCAACTGCTACTGCCCCACCGCAGCATCACACCTTCACCACCATCTTTTACTGTTTGGGTTAAATGAAAACTAATTTCTTCTAATGCTCCAATATTAGTCAATGGCAATCGGTATTGAACCAACGGCTTAACAACATTATTCTTGAGATTCTTTAAGAAAATAGTCCGTAGCTCGAAATTCCAATTAGGGCTAACTAGCCTAACACCTCGGTCTAAAGCCCATTGATAAGCATTAGCTTTTACAAAGAAACTATATTCATTCCTGATTTTAATCCCACGATGATTAAAGAAGCTAGTCGGGCTATCGAACACCTGAAAAGTAACATCTGTCCAACCATCACCAGGAGTGTTACTGGAAACGATTGTTCTTAGTTCCTGGAATCGCCCGTTACCAATCCATAGCTCCCCATCAAGCACTACATTCGGTAGCTCATTAAGCCACCAATCCGGAGCATGGATAACTTTACCGGCTCGGGACCATAGCCCTGTAGCAATCGGTTCGTCAACGAATCGTTTGTCTTTGACGGTATTAGCATACGGTACTTCACTGGCTGGAAGACCTCGGCTTATCCCACCATCCCATATAGCTCGGCAACCATCTAGTTTTTCAGAGAGCCACCATCCACCTACCCGATCTTTATCAGGATTGAAAGTGTGAGCTAGCATCACGTATTCAGATTTACTCATAGTTCTACTGCTGCTATTAAGTGATTAGGATATATAGCTTCGATAGCCTGTATTGATGAATAGCATTTACCTTGAAGCGTAAAAGATGCTTCTGTTTTCGCTATAATTACATATTGTTGGATAACATCCATAATTAAGTATATAATAGAACCGTATTCTACTTCTACCTCATTAGTTGTTTTCATAACAATAAATGCCTCCCGCCTTCTACTTCTTTTACCCACTCATTTAATCGTTTTAAAGTGAAAACCATATCTCCACCATAATCATCCACTATCAGAGAAATTTTCGCTTTACGGTATTTCTCTCGAATCGCTGCTATTGATGAGTAATAGGCGAAGTCTAATTGATCTCTTACTTCACTGATAATGATATGCTCGCTGCCACTATCATAAATAATATAATCAATCGAGTAGGCCACTTTAACGATTTTATTATCAATTGTCTTCATCGTTGATCCTTTCCACAAATATCGCATACACAGCTATCGGCTGCCACATGGCCGCCACAGTATTTACAAGCATAGCATAACGGCAACCCCATCTGAGCGAACTCTGGGTCTTCACAAATATAGCAATCATCTTTATATACTGTCGGAGTGCTGGTAAAACCATCTTTCAATAAAAAGTACGCTGGGTCAAACGGGTCTAATGGCTTACTCATTAATTAGCTGCTTATAATAGGTGCTATCGTAATGGGTGATTTCTTTCTCAACGATGCCGATTAACCAGGCTTCCCAGAAAGGATGCTTATCAAACCATTTGCGATTGATGAAACTATTATCGAAATGCACTTCAATGATTTTAATATCGTTGACGATAATTTCGTCGGGTATCCCCTGATGATAGCTGCCATCCTTATAACTGCATCCCGGCTCACCTTTGTCAACAGTGAATCGAACGTCACAGAGAATGTCACAGCGGTTCAGTTCAATAATCATAGCTTAATAACTCCATAACTATTATCATTTATTGAATAATAACACTTTTTCACCCCGCTGTTCCGCATCACCGCTATGCAATTCTTGCAAGGTCTAGCTAAAGCAAAAGTACCATTTCTCAATACTCGAACAACGTAGACTACTCCACCCCAATCCATTTTTTTACAAACTCGTGTTTCGGCATGAGCTTGTGGCTCTGGGAGTCTGTTTGGAAGATTTGGTGATTTTACTATTGTTCCGTCGCTTCTTACACCGAGGGCACCTATTCGATGTCTTCGTATTGCACTTCCCCGAATCGCTACTTCCTTAACCATCCTGAAATGTTTGCTGCTCATTTTCAATCTCAATATTTGCAATCCAAGACTCAAAAAGATAAGTCAAATGTTTTGGCATCATCGTGTACATAAGATACTCAGGGAGAAAATCGTCTATCTTATAGGACTCACTAAGTATTTCTTTTCCGAAAAGTGCCTCCGTCATAGGCCGTTTCCTGTTACAATCACAATTTTTTGCGGCAAATCTCAATTTATTGCCGTAATTTGAAACCAATTCATTAAATTTGGTAGCAAAATCAATCTCTAATGCAACAACACTATTTGATTCAGCTACTACTGTTGCTTCATTGATTTTAACATCACCCAGTTCGACGATTTCAATTCTTGTGTTTCTCATTTTTCAATCAGGTAAAAAAGAAAGTAATTCTCTAAACGAAAGAATTGCATATTGCTTGCCATTGAAACCAGAAAATACAATACCGCCTCGACTAGCAGCATATTGTTTCATTTCCTAGCATTCAATTAATCCAAGAAACTCCATTGCTATAGCTAAAGTAGATGATTGTAAGATTTTATAACCATTAGTTAAGCCATTCACTCCAAAATGATCACTAACAACCATTTTACACAATTCAGTTTTTGCCATTTAATCCTCCAGTTAGTAGCATCGGTGGGACTCGAACCCGCAAGGGCTGTGCCCGACGAATTTTAAGTCCATTGCGTATGCCAATTCCGCCACGACGCCATAGTGACTCCGATTGGACTCGAACCACCGGCCTCGGGCTTATAAGACTCGCGTTCTAACCAACTGAACTACCGGCGGATCATTCCAATTCATCTTCTGACCAAAGAATCTCTTTTTCACCTATTCTTAGACCAAGATATATCATTGGCCCAGAGTCCCAAATCGCTGCTTGAACAAACTCATCAGCACAATTACCATCTTTTAATTGATGTCTATAAAGAGGATATCCGTTCCCAAACATTCCTTCGTAATGACCAATGATTTCCAATTCTTGAAGAAATAGTCGTTCGCAACAAGGACAAAATTGTCTTAGTATTTCATGGTTTGATAGAAAATTTAAAGCCTCCTGGCATAAACCCATCGGTTGGTCACATCGCATTTTAGTTTTCTTATTCTATCGGAATCAACTATTACTGTTCAAAAATCATCGTCGTCATCGTAGTCATCATCAAAATCATCATCAAAAAGACCACTATTTTCAAAACCATCATTGTAAAAATCATCATAGAGATCATTATCGTAGTCATCGCCATCTAAATCATCCCAGTGATATTCTTTGTTAATCATCAATTTCCTCCAATAGTTTAATTAGTCTATCTGCTTTAAGGTTAATATTCGTATCAGCCACCTATCCATGTTTCTTTCTTGCTTTAGCAAACGATATTAATGAATGAAACACCTTTCTTTGTTTAGTTCCGATTTTAACAGCAAAAACTGTATAATTATCATAGAACTCAGGATAACACGCTACACATGGTGGTATAACTAAACCTCCGCAAATCTTACACCGTCTATTCTTTAATAACCTTTTCTTGTTTTTAAGCTTTTTCCGTTCCTCAATTCTTTCAGGCATCCATTCCAATCGCATATCTTTATAATGATAGAGCCGTAGATCACAGAATTCTGCATCACGTAATTTACCCATTAGGAATAACTTTTACCTGGATATTAGTAAATCCAAGAAATTGACAAGCACGAAGTCGTCGTAAACCATCAACTAGTACAAAAACCATTACCGAACTTAGATACCACTATCGGTTCTTCTAAACCATTGATTTTAATATCTTTGATCATGCCGTCTGAATCATGGCAAGGTCTTAATGGTGCAACCAATTTAGAAATTTTCATTGATTTTTCCAATATAAACAGGCCACAAACAAGCATATACTGCTAACTTCCAAGGATTGCTGTATGGTGTAACCCAAGAGGACCAGCAGAACACACTGACAAATAAATATCCTACAATTGCTAAGGCTATAAAATTAAACATAGCTTTCTACCTCACAAAGAAGTGATTTGCCACTTTGACTTTGCTTCACAACTCTCAAACTTTTTACTCTAACAGTATCACCATCTAAACCGATTTTTTTAATAAGTTCTGCTCTAGCCCTAGCCATCAAAATACATTTCCATCCGTTATGCGACTTATGCTCATCATTTTGAAGATACCATCTTGGCTTTATATCAGGTATTTCTGGGACAAAAGCCTTTCCATAAATAAACGGGGGTTTTCCGTCTTGAGTTTCAACAATCAAAACAACATCACCGTCAATTGGACGCAATATTGCTCCATTATCTGGTGGGCTATCAATGATTTGCTTGTACTTTTCTGACCACTCAGCCAAACCAACTAACACTTTTTCTAATTCACTCACTAGATAATCTCCTGTAACGATCAAAAAGAATTTTACGAATATGCCAAACGTATTGACGGCTCCCCCCAAAAATTTCTCCTATTTGTAAATCATTTAAACCCTCTATTCTTAGTTTTATAGTTTTTCGCTCAATTTCAGTTTTGACTATAGAATCAAGAATATCAAATAAAATTATACTATCAAAGAATATGCCTCGTTTGTGTACCATATTATCAATTAATGGTACGTTTTTTTGTGTAAATCGCTTTATAAATTTTCTACAATGTTGGTGAACATATCTATTAATGTAGCCCCCAATATTATTATGCTTAATATTATGAAACCTATTAACTGCATCGACTACTCCAAGTAATGCTTCACCTTGTAAATCATCTTGATCTAACCCAGTTATCTTATGATAATGTGAAGCTATAGCAGAAGCCGGTATAACGAAAGCCATAGTTAGTTCGTCTTTAATGATTTTATTATCTGGATCAACTTTTAACTTAATAGCTAATTCTGCAATATCATCATCAGATAGCTTTGTTTGATCGAAGTGCATATTTTACCTCTGCAATTTTTGCCTTATAATAATCTATTTCATTATGATTATTTCCTCTCATTGCTTTTAACATCAAATCATAATAAATAAGATATAGTTTATGTAGTTGATCGTTGTCACCAGTTGGGCCTAATAACCCCAAAAGAAAATCATTTCGTTCCTTTTGTAATCTTCTTACATCGGCGGTCAGATTCCGTCCCCATGATTCATTAAATTGTGATTGACATTTTCTTAACTTGCTGCGGATGACTGACTTGCTGCTCATTTTCACTCCTGATTTTAAAATCAAATCATCGTTTTTAACAAAATCAATATCATTTTACTTTTTTCTAGTCTATTCAGTTTTTCTTTTTCGCGTGCGTGCGTGCGTGCGTGCGTGCGTGCGTGCGTGCGTGCGTGCGTGCGTGCGTGCGTGTGGGGGCATATATTATATTATAACCTATATTTTCAAGCTGTCAACCATAATTATTTAACGAATTATGAAATGGTATTGATTTTATTAATCTTATTAATTTGATTTTGATTTTATTGGAATGAATAACCAGTACAATTGAACAGCGATTTTAATATCATCTAATGGGTAAATCATACCCCTTGGGTCATAAACTGTACCGTCATCATGAGCAACAGCGTGCCAATAACCAGACGGTGCTTTACCCATTAAAATTCCTTTGGTCCCAGCTAAATAATGATCGAAACGCTCTTCATTACTATCAAAATTAGCAAATTTGATCCCATACTTATCTACCCCAGTAGCAGTTTGAATCGAAACAGCCTCAATAGGAATCATGGCATAATTCAAAGCTAAAGCAGCATCAATCAATTCCTGAGTATGAAAACCTTTTCTATTCCCAGGCGACTTTAATTTTTCATTGATTACCTCGCTTCCATCATGCCCTATCAATTTCTCTAACCATTCTATAGGTTCATCAACTACCATTGCCATTGCAGCTAAAGAACAGTTCCAATAATTAGTTGACTTTATTAATTTCATTATTATCCTTGCATTGATACTATAGTTATTGTTGATTCTAACAATTTTATATTTTCGCATATTTTACAAATAAAATCAAAGGATAAATGCTCTGGCGGTGAAAAATCTGGGGGTGCAATAGTAGTAAGTAGGCTACCACACTTTGAGCAATAATGTTTCATAGTTTTACATTCTTCTTTGATAAAAGTTTTCATTGTATTAGCCAATTCATTAACGGTTTAACAATAGAATATTCTATTGTCTGTGCTACCCCAGTATAATTAAAATGGCCAAGAACCATAATTAATACTGAGTCAATTATATTCATTACTGTGTGGCAATAAATTGCTCTTTTTATATAAATCTTAAACATCTTTTTTATTTTCTAATAAATCTTCAGTTATTTCTATACAAGTCGTTAATTTTTGTAAACTGGCCGGGATATTACAAGCAAAAATCGTTACCGATACGCTTTTTTCTTTAAGATATTTTACCAGAGGAATAATATCTGGATTAGATACTCCAATAATAATATTAGTATCATCATTTTCAAAAATTTCTTTAAAAATATCAACAGAAATACCAACAAGCCAATTGCATCGTTTAATATCTCTATTACCTATTTTCAAAACATACGGACACTTATATTTTGTAATACATCCAAGTGATTGAATATATTTAATAAATGAACTAGCTTCATTACCCTCCTGGCACCCATAAGCTATAATTTTTGGGTCACTAAAATCAAGAATCTTTTTAGCTTCTTCTAAATATTTACCATAATCTAGTTTACCAGAGCCAAATTTCTTTAATAACTTATAATAAAGATCAGTAATGTCAACAAATAAAGCCATTGTTTAATTCCTATTTTGTTCTAGTGACCATTGCCTATTCAATTTAATATTTCTTGGAGAAACTTTTGATCTTAATATTATAACAGGCTTTTTAATCATATAGTGCCAAGCCTTTATAGAAAAGTTAATAGTAATTTTTAATGAATCTAAATCACTGTATGCCTTAATACATTCATCTGTGTTATATTCAACTTTTAATTCACAAATATCTTGACATCTTAATAATGCCATCCAATGTAACTGCATTCCTAATAATTCTTCCCCAGCTAATTCTAAGGTATGTAACCAAATACCATATTTGTCTGGGGTCACTCTGCGTATAGATTCTTCCACGATTAATCCCGGAAACAATCCTATTTTTTGTATATTTGTCCAATTTTCTAATGATGTGAAATGATAGCCTATCATGTCTAAATAACTCTATAACCTTGATGCTATAGCTACCCCGCTTCCTGTACCAATAATATCGGCACCTGCTTCAATAAACAATAATGACTGCTCGGTAGTTTTAATACCTCCGGCTGCCTTGATTTTAATATCTTTGCTACCACTCTTCCACAGCTTTACAGTATCTAATGTCGCACCGCCAAAACCATACCCCGTTGACGTTTTGATACACCAGGCACCACTATCACAAACAATTTGTAAAGCAATCAACAATTGAGCTATGTTAAGATAGCATTCTTCAACTATAACTTTAATTGGGATATTCGGAAAATGTCTAACTAACCATGAAAGTTCTTCAACTACTTTAATATATTCTTTGTTAAGAAAAGCCCCAAGATTCCAAACTACATCGAACTCATTCGCACCCTCTTCCAAAGCATTATCCATTTCGTGCAGTTTTACCGGACAGCGATTATATCCGAAAGGGAACCCAATAACTGAACTTACTTTTAATCCGGTATCTTTTAATAAATTACTGGCTACATGAACTAAACTAGGCGGTACACAAACCCCTCTGAACCCTAATTCTAATGCTTCTAAACAAAGTTGCCTAATAATTTTTCCATTAGCATCTGGCTTTAGATATGTATGATCAATAGTATCAAGTAAATTCACCATCAACTCCAAAGAAAAGTGATGATTCATTGTTCACAGCCACAAGACTATCACTGGCATGAATGCAGTTACGCATTACCGGATATGATCCGAAATTCCCTCTGATAGTCCCAGGTAACGCTTCAAAGCTATTTGTTGGACCTATAATATCTCTCACTCGATCAATGGCATGATGCCCTTCTATAATTATACCGATCACTGGAGCACTCATCATAAATTTAGCTAAATTATTAAATACGTTTTTTGGCACATGCTTATACATTTCCCAACACCATTCTCTATCAACTTGCTTGATACCAATATCAATGATTTTGAAATCTTTATCCTCGAACATACTAATAATTCTACCAATAAGACCCCTTTTAATGGCATCTGGTTTAATTATAATAAAGGTTTGTTCCATTAAATTTTCTTTAATTTTTTAAGGATAGTAGTAAAATCATCTATTGCCAATCACAGTTTTAATGGATCAATATCAATGGCATCCTGCCCACGATATACTCCCTTATCCCCATTTAATCCATAAATTAATCTATCATACCTAGTATTTAATCCCGATTTTAATTGTCTCAGCCTATTTGAATACACTTTAGTCATTATACACCTTTACCGAAAACTGCACCGATTCCGTTTATTACACCAAAAACCGGTTCATCAAGATCAAATGTTACTATCGTATCAACATCGAAAGAGCGTTTCACAGTTTCACTGTAGCTATACTGTATTAATTTGTCTCTGTCCTGGACAGAACATACAATCATATCTTGTGGTTCAACATGAATAACTTTATTTAATTTATGCCTACTTCGTTCAATCATTTATAAATCCTCGAAAAGTGCTGGTAATTTGATTCTAATATCGTCAAGTATATTTGCAAATATGCCCCTTATTTCCCATTGTGCATGTGTATTAAGAGCACGCTCTTGAAAAACATGACGCCACTGACGTACATTGAACGTCACCGCAAGCTCTGTTTTAGTTGCATTAGGAAGGACATACCTAGCATCTTCGGGCCTTACGCTGTCATCCAATTCGCATAAATACTCTTCGTATGATCTACAAATACAATTTAACCAATTATTCTGTTTGATGGAGTTCACTGATGATATTGCTAAGTATCTTCCAGGTCCCAAACCGATAGACGGCGGACAAATAACTTTTAAGCTATTATTCTTGCCGTAGTTGCAGTACCTCTGAGATTCTTGAGAATAGGCTGCGATACGATGCCTGACCAATTGATGCGAACAAGATCGACTACATATTATGATAGCGGTAAGAGAAACGTGTTCAAGAACACTATGATGCCCGGATTTTATAATCATTCTGATGAATTTTTCAGCGGAGTCATCAGTGATTTTATCCTCAGACCGATAACAGATACGCCCGCATCGCTCGATATGCTGGCATATAAATGGAAATGACCTTATTGTATACTCAGGCCAATAATAAGAGGGTTTAACGATCTCGATCATCGTGCAAATTCTCCTCGGTACTTTTTGGCTGCTTCTTGGTAAGCTTTTACTGCTTCATTAATATCATCGAAAGTTCCTAAACGTATAGATTTACCATTTATTCTAATTTGGGCAAAATAATTGGACCGCCTTTTATCAAAGAAAACACCCTTAAATCCGCTGGTATTATTGTTTTGCTTATTTCTATTAAATCCATTCTGGGAGGATGTAGCTGATCTTAAATTTTCTCTTTGATTATTTAATCCATTTCCATCAATATGATCTATTTGTTCTGATAAATCAAGCCCCATTTTTTCAGCTATTTGTCGATGCATATAAATATTTACCCCTTGTTTTATATTTCTAACTGCATAATACATAAATCCATTCCAACGGGCTTGCCACCTATATTGAAGAAGATCAAAATAATCTTCATCAGATACATAAGCAGTTTGATTCTTAGTAAGAGCAATCTTTCTCATGGTAGCCATTCTTCCCCATTAAATAGATTTGTGCAGCCACCAATTTTACCGTCGTATAATTGGTAATCTACCCCACCAGATTTCAGTATTTGCAAACCAAGATTAATATCATCTTTCCATCTATCTGGAGTCCTGTCATAGCATTGCTTATGAGAAATAACTTTCTTTATTCCAGAGAAATAAATGGCTCTTGCACAATCAGGGCATGCCGCCCAAGTAGATATTAAAATTTTGTCTTTTAGTATGAACCCTATCTTTGCGGATAAAAGGATTGCATTTTCTTCAGCATGTTCTACTAATCTATATTTTAATGGTCGTTCTTGCGTGATCATTCCAGGGACAAATACGTTAGTACCGAGTGAGCAGATATAACCATCATTATTGACAACTAAAGCTCCTACTTGTGTTGTTTCATCCTGACTATTATCTGTAGCATGATTATATGCTAGTCGCAATAAGTCTTTAATCTGCACAACTGCCCCCTTTCAGACTACAAATATTAACAGACTCTTCAACACCTTCATTAGCTAATGCCTCTTCATAAGATACCGGAGTCAACGGTTGCCCGGGCCTTCCGCCGTCTGGGTAAACAGTTATACCTCTTAATTGAGGTAGATAACGCATAAGCATACTACCGAATGGGTGTACCGTGTTACTATTATTAAGTTCGCTGCCCCATGCGAGTAAGTTGATTGTACTACTAATGCAATGATCGACATACTGCTGCACCCAAGCTTGAAAAGATACACGTCTTTCTACATTACTAGCTAAGCAGTAGGCGTCCTCAATTTTACCCGGTTCTATACCACTATCTATTAATCTTCTAGCACATGGGTCTACAACATACTGATAAAATTGCTGGTTTCCTTTAAGATATTGTCTTTTGTAACTAATACAAAACAAGGGCTCGATGCCTCCGGTAGTCTCAGCTACTATGCTTGTAGTGCCTCCAGGTGGGATAGCTCTCGTCTTCTTTGGCCGTGTTAACTCCCATTCATCGGACCATTTATTAGCGTATCGGCCTGATTTTGAGTAAGCTGTTAGCCATGATCCTAGCTCGTCATCAGGCCCGTATATCTTACCGCGCTTGAGCAACCACTCGCTGATTCCCATTAATCCGAGACCGAGACGGCGATTCTTCGTCCTGATCTTGTCCACATCGCTATAAGGCACATCTGAATAAACTGTTCCCGCCAAAAGGAAAGCTATAGCTAAATCAATAATGATTTTGAAATCATCAATAGTCTTGACTTGTGCTAAGTTGATACTACCGAGGCAACAAACATCATCGCTAGTTTTACTTGATATTTCGCAGCAAGGATTCCTTAAATCCTCACCCTTATTTTTACCAGTGTCAACTGTGAAACCTGGTTCCCCAGTCCTTAACATTTGACCGATAGCCGACCAGTAAACACTATAAGCCAAAGCATGATTACTATGCTCGTCATCGGCATAAGCTTCGAAGAACTCGTCATCAAGCTGCACACTTATATTAGTATAATCGAGTGTTGCTGGAAAGCTATAGTCCTCTGATTTTAATCTCTTTACATCATTAGACCAATCTTTTATTTTTATGAACTTATGAATATCAGGGTGGCTCCATCGTAGTCCAGCCCATACCGCACCTCGGCGATTACCGCCAGCCATTATACCTCTGGAACACTCATTGACCATTTGCATTAATGCAATCGGTCCAGTAGCTACCCCATTAGTTCGTCTTATTATCGAACCTTCGTGCCGAATATCACTATAATTTATACCTACCCCACCACCAGACATTAATGCTAGCGATGACTTATGCAATAATTCTGCCCAACCTTCACGACTATCGTGTACTTTTAATAGAAAGCAATTATTTATTTGCTTAAATTGATTTCCAGCAGCATAAAGATACCGGCCACCAGGAATGAACTTTTTCTCAGTTATCAATTTACAAATATCTTGTGACAACTTCTGACGCATATCTATACCGACAGCTTTTAATACGTTTTTAGTTACTCTATTGGCTATCTCTGGCCAAGTCTCTTTACGCCCGTCAACATCATGGGCGTACATTCTATTCATTATTGTTTCAGAGAAGACTGACATTATCTTTAGCTTTGTAGAACAAAATTATTAGTATGCAAGCAGCGTTTACAGCGTAATTAGAAAGTATCCACCAAATAAAACCATAATCCATTATTATCGCAATAGTGCAGAGTATTTCTCCTAATAGCCACAGCAATAAGAATGATAGAGACACACCTTTGGCAGTATTATCTCTGATACATTGGTAAACTTGTGGTATACCGCATATCATAAAACAAATTGACCCTAGCCAACCTATCATTAAATATGCTTCCAACTTATTCTATTAATTATGCCGTAAATAGTGCCGTAGCATACCCCATACTCTTTAGCTAACAACGATAAATATCAGTTTCTGATAAGTCAGGTATCGGTAAAAGTCTACTAATATTCATTTGTTTTTAGCTGGATTCATATCAGGCGTCTTTAGGTACACCCACCAGTTCGGATTTGTGAACAGCTTCTGGTACTCCTCTTCCGTAGCTGCTGTTAAAATCCAAATACCAACCCCCTCAGAAGCAAGTCTCGGGAACGTCTCTAGTTGAGCCGCTGTGAACCTGTAAGCTAAAGGGTTCTTGATTTCGCACCATCTACTACCGTAAGTCCTTTTACAAATATAGAGATCGGGCATACCAGTCTGAAAGGTACTGCCGTGAATCACCTTTACGAACCACCCACGTATTCGCAGGAACTCGATCACCTTTTGCTGAATAATCCACTCCGGTCCATGCTTCTTTTTTATTATACCGCGTGGCATACTTTTATTCCCCACTCTTTACAAAGTATTTCTAACGCTGATTCAGCTATGGAACCATAATTAGCCGCTTTAATTTCTTCTTTACTTCTTGAATTGTGATGTGGTTTCTGACAATGGCCTAATTCGTGAGCAATAAGATTTAATGCATCAACGAATCTAGCCCGCCTTGAAATCCATAAATGTAAAATACTTCTATTTTCGCACCAACCCCAACAACCGAACTTTAATATCATACCATAACATTTTTTGCTACTTATACTGATAAGTTTTCCTTTTTCATTACAAAACTTCCACTTGCCTGGCAGTGGTATCTCCGATGGTCGGCAACCATTAAATGCTGCCAGGCATTGCCTAGCTGTCCGATATTTTATTATTTTCACACTTCCGACCTAATGCGACGCCCATCTTTGAGAATCCCACGTACTTCGCTTTTCGGGCTGTAAGGATCGCCATAAACCAGATCATGCCGTTCAATCTCTGGTCCTTCGAGCCATAGCTCTTTTTGTCTAGCTAAAGCATTAAATTCTTCGATTGAAATAGTATCGTAGCCTTTGGTGTTTTCAGCCATTACCATACCTCATAGTCATGATTTTCATTTTTATTCAAGTCTTTAATTAATTCTTTGAACTCAGGGATATCAGCATAATCGAAATATAAGCCAGATCGTTTGTAAACCTCTAAGGCCCTTCTGGTCTGCCACTTCCAGAAAATTCTTGAATCAGGTGTCGTAGCTACATAATATGAGTATGCTATCATTTGTAGCATTTGCTCAACAGTTTCTGTGCGACCCTCTATCATTAATTGTTCTCTGGCTAACGACCCATTCGTATAGGCAGTAAACTCGTTAAAAATATAGCTAGGTTGGTTCTTCCACCATCTCTGGCTGCGTATAAGATACAGATTGTACACACTACCGCGAAGTGCGTTTGGAATCTTTTCAGCAGTTTTATCTAATGAGCCCGGTATTTCATCGAAAACAAAAGCCTTGTTATTTAGTACATAGAAAGTCGGTTTACCGTAAATTTCACTAAGACGACTATTAACACCGTGAGTGCTTTCGTGAACAGCATTTATTTTGTCTTTATTATTATTATAAATATTACCTTCAGGTAAGTAACTTTGGACATCACTAACAATATCATTACCAGGTAGGCTTCTAATAGGCTTAGGACTTACCCAGCCGCTTATAGCGATCAATGATATTAGAATCAATTTAATCATAGCTTTTCACTCAACGCTAATTTAGCTAAAGCCAGTATACTAATAGCTTCTGTTATATGGTTAATAGATTTTTCTCTTATAGCAGTTTGTTTTGCTTTAGCAATCTCTTCCATAGCCCTCGCAATATAGTATTCATAATTACCGACATCAGCAACTATTCCTAAGATTTCGTCATCTCATGGTGAGAAAATTGATTCCCTAAGTATAGCAGCAATATTTCTTTTATTGATTTTCATTACATTCTTTCAAGAATTTATTTAGTTTGTCATACAAATTACTTTTATCATCATCTAAATAAAATAAATCACTTAATGCACTTTTTAATATTTGTGCTTCATATTCACTTAAAATAAGTAATGGGTCGCCGTTTATATCTTTCATGGTCTGCAACTCTCGAATGAAGCGTTATCAATGAAAGGATTATCTTTGACTCGATTTTTACCGAAAAGTCTAGGACGACTCTTCTTCCACAGTTTAAGCAAATCTTTGCTAGCTGATATTAACATCAATTGTTCTCGTGTATCAGTTAATCCGAATTTTTCATATCTTTCCCAAACTTCTTCTGGCAATAATCCCCACACGTATACCATAGCTGCATATTCTGGTGAAATTTTTACATGATGTAGCCAATCAAACGCCGTGTTACAAGTAGAAATCTTGTGACGACCAGATCGCATATGTATTTGATATTTAGGCACCCCAGCAGCTAATAGTATTGGTTTCATTTCATTTAATAATAATTCAACACTAGTTCTTGCATCGGTTACTTTGCTTGTTACTGTCTTCCGATTTTCGTTCATTTTCTTCCTCCCTTTCAATTTCAGTTAATAGTTGTTGCCTAGTCTTCCTACTATAATTCTTAATCCTATAATAACTGGCCTGTCTCCTTAGCTCTAGCATAGACTTGTATTCTAGCTTACCATAGATTTTAGTATCAATTAGCTCGCGTAACTTACTCGGCTTAATATTCTTTAATAAAAATAGTATTTTCTTACGTTCTTCAATAGTTGATATATTCCACGCCTTAACGAAATCGTCAGATTGGACAAGTCGCTCTTGGCATCTTGCATCCAATGATTTAAGATGATGGGTTATCTGGAGGTCTATTGATTTTAATATTTTTAACCGGCCCATGATTGTTTATCCGTTTCCCAACCGATTTCCAGTAATGGTACTATACTTTTATATTCTTCAACAAAATCTTTTACCCTCAAAGAAAGTTCATCGACAATTAATGGATGGATTGGACAAAGAACTTCATCATGTATATTCATAGGCTGAGCCATCCAAGGAGCTACTCCGACTGGTTGGAACCCCCAAACCATTTTTTGTAGTTCTTTGGTTATTACGGCACCTTTACTCTGTATTTGGTGATTAGCCGCAGCCCTAAGATTTTTCGCTTGAACAGCAAATGCTGATGCATAAAGGGCAGACTGTGCGGCACCACTTGCAGTTTGATGCCGATCTCTTCTTACCACTCTGGCTTTAATGTAAGACCAGTTTTTCGGCGGTGTTTGAGCAAGCTCAAAAAGTGCTTTACATATTTTATTCTCAAGAGTGAAGTATCTCTTGAAGCCTAATCCGTTATCAGCGTAATCGGCTGGTTCTTTCCAAACAACAGCGGAGCCTATACCCGATGGTTGAGTCATCGAACAGAAATCATTATGAATTTTATCAAGATAAATAGCGATACCGGGATACTTTTTAAGGAAATTGTTGAAAGCCTTTTCGGCTACCTCTGGTTTGAGATTAAACTTTTCCGCCATACCTTCCCAACCGCCGCCGTACATCAACCGGAAGAATGATACTTTTCCTTCATTGTATTTATCGTCATCGGTCTTCTTTGTGGCAACAATATCTTCATAAGTCATACCCGGATATAATTCACACGCAAACATCCCATGCGGCGACTTACCACTAAGAATATCCCTTCTAAGATTAGCATCATTATAAACAGCCTCAGCGATGGATACCTCGAAAGATTCAAAGTCACCACCACATAGATTATACCCATCCCTTTTAAGAGTAAAATTCTCTCTTACTCTAGTTGTCGCTCGTATACCTTGTGGGTTCAGTTTATCAGTCCCAGACATCCTCGATGATAATGCACCGATAACCTTAAACGAAGCATGAAATTTACCAGCTTTAATTAATTTGTCGTAAAGTTCAATCTCTTTAGTTGCATGTCTAGCATTAATAATATCCTTAGCACGATCCGCAGCTACTTTATTATTATCCCAATCTACTATTGATAGTAATACCTCTTCTTTTGTGCCATTACGTAGTACCATCTGCTCAGCAGTCGTCATTACCTCCGATAACCATCGCTTCACCGCGTTTGGTGCTGTTGGTATAGCTTCAATCTTCTTTTTCTCTTCATCCCTCAGTGATTTGAGATTCTTGATATTAATCTCAAACCCCCGCCAACGTACCAAACCAACCATTACCGCTAATTCAGAATCAGTATCACCAGATTCTGGGCTTCCCAGATGCTTATAAAGTAATCTGGTATAATCAACATCGTTAGCCGCATACTTTCTAGCTAATTGATTATACCACCAATGTGCGATATGATGATGTATTACCTCTGGCCATGCACCTTTCCATCGTCCAGGACGACCAACTGCCCTAGCGAATGGAGCATAACCAAATTCTTTTGGTCGTGCTTTCTTTGGTACTTCAATATCTGCGAATTTGAGAATAATATCATCTTCTACCCCTAAAGCATATTTAACTAAAACTTTTAGCTTCATTGACGGATTAAACGATAGCTCAATATTTTTGAACGACGGATTTATATCGCCATTAGGTTGCTTAATATCTTTGATAACCCAACGATCACTATTTGGTTTCGCTCTCTGAGAAAAGTAAACGTCGTCTAATTTTATTCTTGATTCTAACTCCTGTTGGACTAATTTAGCTAATTGCGTTGGAACTCGCCTAATGATTATAGGCTTCCGACGCATAAGATTCTGATATTTACCCTTTCTAGCGTGAAGCAATAAATCACAAGCACTCTTCGGCCGCAAACATAACGGATAATCTCTAGCTTTTTCTTCAGTGATAGCGACCAGATCAATATTATTCTCAGGAATAAAATCTGGTCCTTCGGTATCTAAAAGAATAGAAAAAGTAGACCACGCTTTATAAATATGAAACCAATCGAAAGCGGCATTGAAAAAGCATAGATCATTCTCTGCTAATTTCTCAATTAAAGCAAGAGTGTCACCAATAGGCTCTTTCCAGATATTATACAACTTAATAGGACCATCATCTTTTGCGTATTGAAGCAATACTGCAAATCCATGGAATCCGCAAGTCTCCGTGTCAAGGAAAACAGTCATTGTCCCTGTACCATTATAAATCTTAAAGAATCATCTAAATTAAAATAGAATTCAATATCATAATCATCTTTAATGACTATTGCATTACTACTATCATACTCTGATGATTTTAAATTCAAGCATAATTGTTGCAAGCATTCTTTGTCAGTCATTAATGGGAATCCGTTTTACGTTGTTCAAGATAATCTACTGACACTGCTTTTAATATCAGCCTACCGCCGAGTACATTACTAAATGTCTCCCTAAAAGGAGTAATAACTATACCTTCACGACCCTTAAACTTAGAATTAAGTTTTCCAACGGTCGTTGAACCATCGACTAATTGTTCAATTAGTGCATTGCTAAATGGCCCCGAATACAGTAACGGGACGAATGGTATACCAAATTTATCTGCATAATAAACTATACTATCCCAATTTAAATAAGTACCATTGACTGATATATCAAAAAGTGCGTACCCACTGTTGCCAGTAACACCATAATCCATGAATTGTACTTTAGAGCCATAAATTTCACCGAAAGCAATAACATTACCGCCGATATATTGCAACATTTCTTTCATATTATCAGTCAATGGCTGCCAATATAATCCGTCTTTCTTAATTCGGTTATGAGAGCCACAAATGAATTCACCGTCGATAGAACCAACACGAGAGTTAGTTCCATGAATTTTCTCAGTGATCCTTACTGGTAATCCTATTGAAAATGCACCTCTGTACTTAGAATTATGGTAGTTTTGAATATCAGTATATTTATGGAAACAAACATTATCTGGGGGGCTATTACCAGAGGCCGACGATTCAACAGGTTCATATTTAACACCATGAAAGCGATCTGTCAAATCTAATCCAACTGGTACATTTACTTTGATAATAAAACCGAAAGACGCTATGCCTCTAATGCGTATAGCCCCGACACGACATTTTGTTTTATAGGTATCACCTGGATATACAGCGTCTTTCAGATAATTAACTACACCTAACTGGGCGGCAATATTAACTGGAATCAGAATATCTGGAGGAAAATGGGCAACAATATCACCAGAACAATATTTACCTTTTGTCTCACAAACTTGATAAGTGCCTATTTTAATTATATCTAGTTTATCAGCGTTTGGGTGTGGTCGCACATCATCAACCATTACTGACATGATATTAACATCACTCATTCTGGGCCGCCTGGAGGAAGTGGTGTAATTTTAAGATCAGTGATTTCAATATTTAACCGGCGTATCTCATTTTTAAGAATATCTATTTCATCACGTAGTACCGTAATAACAGTCCTCATAAAATATATTTCTTTTTCTAAATTCCTTATTACTTCATCTTTATCGACAACTGTATCCCGTAACTTATTATTAATTACTACTAATTCATCTAATTTCAGTAATACTTCATTATTTTTAACTATTAATTCGTCTTTATCTTTTGATAGTGATACCACTAATTTAGATTGTTCTTCAATTAATAGTAAAGTATTATCATAAGTTAATTGAATATTACTATTTTTTATTGATACCACATTCTCATACACAGAGGTTGATGAGGCAACAACAATAAATATAAAACAAGATATTACTATAAAAGATGTAAATTTAGCCATTTCTTGCCTCTCGGGTTAAAAAAGATAGGTCATACGGTTTGCCTAATTCGTCCATTTCAACTTTAATATCAAAGTATAATTCAGCACTAGTAATTTCACCGTTAGCCCAAGCCAAACATCTAGTACATAAACCGAAACCAACATGTTTTCCAATATGGTTAATCATTTCTTGCACAACGACTTTTGGTTGACGTTTTTTAACAAACGGTTTATTTTCTGGTTTATTTCCAACATCTAGTCCTCGGACACCTTGTAACTTAGCATTCTTAATCCGTTTAACTGCATCATATTGATCTTCTGTAGAAGTTAAACTATAAATCTGTTTTATTTGAGCTTGATTCAATATACCGGCTGCCGCTTCATTTTGAATTTCAATAGGAAGATCAAGAAGATTAAATCGTACCTGGACCCAACCGCGTGACATTCCTAATTCATTAGCAATATTTTCTTGAGTTAAACCAAGATCACGCAATTTCTTGACCGCTCTAGCCTCCTGAATAATATTTAATGCTTCACGTTTAAGGTTTTCAGATAAATTAAGAAGTCTAGCCTGTAACTCACTTAGGTTTTCCCTTACCATACAAGGAATAGTTTTTCGTTCTAATACAGTAAAAGCAGCGAAACGTCGATGACCAGCTATGATTCTATAATCATATTGGCCCGGTATATCCAAATTAGTTCTAGGCTGTACAGAGATTGGAAATTGTAAACCATTATCATCAATATCCCTAGCAAGACCAGCAACGTCTATTTTAACAATTTTACCACGGCAATTAAAATCATCATCAGAAAATATTTTCTCTAATGGAATCTGTAATACTTGATAATCAGCGGTCATCTTGTAATCCTATAATAATAGTATCAGATTTATTTGAATAAAATTTAATACAAGTATCTATATAGTTATCTGTTTCTAACATAACTTCATAACCGCTAGGATATTCTTTTAATTTTTCGATTAATTCTTTTACTGTCATTTTGTGCCTCCAATAATTATCCCACCACCACTCGCTATAGGATAAATATTTATACACTCATCAATTGTATTATCTAATTCTAAAAGAATATCCCAATCATTAGGATAATCTTTAAGTTTCTCAATCAATTCTTTAATCGTCATAATTATTCCCTGAATCTAAAGTAATAGTTTTTGCACTATCACTATACATTTCTATACAATTTTCAGTGACATCATTTTGTAAACGAAGCTGTACTATCAAAGTATCATGGTATTTTTTCTAACTTTTCAATCAATTCTTTGACTGTCATGGCTTACTCCATCTATTGTTACGTATTCTACCGCAGTCATAGCATTTAAATATAAGAAACGATAAAACATAAAAAGTATATGCTGCACCACATTTGCATATAGAGAAATCAGTCTCTTCTCTAGTGGAACATCCACAAGGATTTTTATGATTAACATGATCCATTGGTGTGTGACCTTTTCTCATTTTAATGGCTCTTTAATTTTTTCGATTTTATTATCTAATTCGATGAAATGCTCTTCACCATACGCTTGAGCGAATCCTTTATCACGACGACAATCATTAGCAGCTTTTGCTGCCTCTAATTGCCATGGTGTTCCCTTAATTCTTGCATCTTATAGTCACAGTATTAAAATATTCACAATAAATATTTTTGATTTCATAGTTATAACCATTAGACGATATTTCGACAACAGCATCTTCAGGAAATTCTTTTAGTTGTTCAACAAGTTCTTTAATTGTCATTCGATTATAACCTCGTTATTATTGATAAGATATACATCATTACATTCTCCAAATAAAGGACTAACTACAACAGCATCTTCAGGAAATTCTTTTAGTTGTTCAACAAGTTCTTTAATTGTCATATTTCTCCTCTAAATCTTTTAATTTATTTCTATAATTTGCGTTATCACTATGCTCCATTTCCTTCATAATCATTAATCTTAAATACATCTTAACTAATTTAATAATATCACCAAAATTATCGAGCCCCTCATTTAATAGATTTAGATTAAATATTATTTCGCCATAATAACCGAATAACGATGTGAACCTCCCTCTTCATTTTCACTTTTAAGTTTCACATGAAGTCGCCAAGTTATACCCCAGGTACGATGTACCCCAAAGATAACCTGAGCGGGTTCATTGAATGTAGATAAACTGTTATAAGCATAAGGACTAGTTGCTACCCAAGCTCCATTTATCAATACTTCCCCTCTTAATACATCCTGAATCGCTATATTATGGAAATGACCAAAAACGTAGTTGTCCACCCGTTTATCGACAGCATTATTAAGAGCAGCTAATCTTCGTGTCTTACGTTCAATGCCATACCAAGGGATTCCCATATAGCTACGCACATCGTCACCGTGACTTATGCAGAAACCATGGCCTTCAATATCAACGTTAGCTGAAAAGCTATCAGGGATTATAAACTCTACGTTTACTAAATCTCTGCAATAAGCGAAAGCTGTTTCAGCAACAAGATAATCGTAATTGTCTCTTGGATTCTGATAGTCCTTTTTCGGCGTTTTTCTACCGTGATTGCCAGAAACGCATATTACTTTAATATTCTTGAAATAAGGGGCTAAATCCCTTAACATTAATGCCTGCATCTGACCAGTAGCAATACAATTACGGAAAACATTACGATAAGTTGTGTGGTCTACAGCCTTATGTATTTCTCCTGAAACATGATCACCTAAAGACAAAACGAAAAGAGTATCAAACTGATAACTACGTAGAATTTTCTGTGTGAATCTAAGAGTTGAGTCAACAAGTGTCTCGGCCCGTTTTAGAGCAATATTAAAATCATAATGCTCTAACCCACCAACTTGATGCGGTAAAATAATATCAGCAGCATGTTCATCAGAAAGAAGCATAACAAGAGATTCTTGTATCTTCTTTCCATGATAATTAATCTTCTTTGCCACCGGGAGTGGGCTAATAGGTTTAACAATGTCTTTTATCTCTTCGGCTAATGCTTGAAAAATACCATTACTTCGTTGTGCCGCTTTATACGCTGCTTTAATATTGGTACGTTCATCTTTTAACGAAACAACTTGTTGCTCTAATTGTAATATTCTTTTATCTGTTGGGTTTAATTTAACTGAATCAATTGATTCTTTTGTTTCTAATGGCCTAATAATTTTATTTTTTATACAAATATTATGTACTGTTCCTTGCGACACTCCCGTAGCTAATGATATTAATCTCTGTGAATCAGTGGTTTCCGTTAATAGTTTTATAATTTTATCAACAAGTGCCGGGTCTAACTTTTTAGATGCCATTATTTACTACCTTCTTTCTATTTGCTTTATTTTTGTTAAAATATCATTTATTAAACATTTTCCTGTTCTCAATTCCTTAAACGTCCCTTTAGCACCAGTATTAAGTAATCTTAAAATAGCATCTAATTTGTTTCTTACTTCTCCAACATAATCTATAAAAATATGGTAAGTTAATTCCAAAATATCATTATCATCCATTTCTGGTATTGCTGTACCTAAAATATATTCAATATCTTTTTTACTAACTACACTTTGCTCTTTATTACAATTAATATAAAAATTAACTGATTCCATATTAGATTTCTTAGTCATACAAATCTTTCTAAAATATTTTCAATTATAAAATCATTAATTGCGATTTAACTCCAATGCTTTAGTTACATCACCCATTGTCAATGCTTGTAGTTCACGTTTCTTTTTAAGATTCTCAAGAATAAGATAATCAGTATTGAGATGTAGCAAATCAATTATAGTGCAACCGCGGTTTATATCCATACCAGGTCTATGGGCACGATCTTCTGATTGTATACGACTCTCCGCATTAAAATCATTACTATAATAAATAATAACTGGACTTGCTGTGAGGGTCAAACCCATCCCCGCTGCACCAGGTTGGCCAATGAACGCTATTCTTGGATACTTAACTAATTCTTTTTGGAAATTAGTAAGTTCATCGCCATCAATAGAACTATGCCAACCGCGACCATCTACACGTATATATTCCCAACCGCAATCTTTAACTATTTGCACGCATCTATCAATACTGCCAGTGAAACCAGCATAAATAATAACACGACCAATTTCACTATATTCATCTAATAATTCTCTTAATGCTTCATCTTTCGGTGTCTCAAATTGCTCAGCAATTTGTGTGTAAGTCTTAATTGTTCCTATCCCGCCACAGCCATCACAAATAACAGTCTCATTGAGATTAATATCAATTGGCTGGCTATCTTCTGGTAAATCTGATCCTACTAACGGATTAGGTATAGCTCCTTTACCTGCACAAACAGAACATTGTTTCTCACCGCTTTCTTTTTCAATATATTGGAAACCGTCACTTAATTCTCTTAATAATATTAAACCGGCAACAATAGTGTTGGCTCCAGCGACAAGAGACTTAGCAATATCAAGAATTGATTTAGATGGTTTCAGCTCAATACAACGATATATTTTATCTGGGAGATCAAGACAATCTTTTTTGAATTGAACAAGAACAAGCCCAGACATCCTTTTATAGAGTCGTTCACACTCATTTACCGATGGTGTGAATTGATGATCAGCATCTAAGTCGATACTTGAATGGGTATCTTTATATTCGCCACAAATCGCACACTTATTACTATCATCGAGCCAAGCAACAACTTTTGGGTACGCTTGGCCAAAAAGATTTTCTTCTTGAGATATAATGGCTAATGTATTACGAAATTTAGCATAAGAGCCTTCTTTAATAAATCCAGAACAAGCTGTCTCACACTGATTATACCAATCAAGTGGACTCTTCGGAGCAGGTGAGCCGCTAGTAAGAATGATATAACCGTTTTTACCGTATTTCTCTCTAATACGATCAGCCATAATTAAAGCTGCTTGTGACCGTTGAGCGGTTGGTGATTTTATTCTCGATGATTCATCTAACCATAGCCCTTGTGGGGGGTCAGCATCACTTTTCACTAATTTAACTAATTTCTGATAAGTCATTACTTCTGGTATGACTCGTGCATCCCATTGATTGAACTCATACTCCACAGCTTTAATTGCTGATTTTGGTCCAACATACCACCAATCCTCAAATCCCGATCGTTCCATGACCTCGATCCCGACCAATGTTTTACCACAATTATGCACATGAATATTATTAGCAAGAAAATGTCTATAAGGTTCATCGCAAACAATATCATAAACTTCTTGCTCAAACCATGTAGAAAATGACTCTATTCTTATAAAATCAATTTTATCTTTTCCGATTTCTACTCTAACTAAATCACCTTCCATTAACTCACTATTCGCAGCAAAATCTGTAAATCCTATCCCAATCTCGTGGTCTGGTGTAACTGTAATACTATGGCCATTTTCTAAATTAATAGTTCGTACCTGCTTAATACCTTGGCATATAACATTATAAACTTTAACATACTTAGACCTAGAACCTACAAGAGTTTTGATTCTAAAATCCATTTCTACTATTTTATGGCGAAAACGGCTATCACCATTATGGAAATATAAATAAAAATCTTCTAATTTAATTATTTTGCTGTGATCTTTTTTCCCTGGTAAAATAGTAACAATAGTATCACCAGATAAACATCCCATTTCTGCTGCAAGAATAGCCTGTTTACGTAATAAAAGAAAATCAACATCTTTCTTTTGATGATCATAAAGTGGACGCTGATAGTCATTCTTAACTGGTTCTTTATCGTAATCTTTATATGGATTTTTGCCTTGTAAATACTCTAACTGAAAAATATTATGAGGAGAGTTATTAATACGCCATACTTTTCGTGGAGGATTTTCATACCCTAGCCATCTAGCCCCTTCCATTGATTTTATTTCAGCAATTAATACTTTACTAAAGCCAAATGAAACAAAAATATATTCATCCTCAAATAATAATTTAACTGGGATTAAATATTTTCCTGCTTTGAGTTTAACATCTATTTTCATTTTATTCTCACAAAAATGATCTTCATTTAAAATATGGAGACATTAATTGACGATATAATTCTTCAAATGATAATGTTGATTTTAATTTAATCTTTGCTTCCATTAATGTACAAATTTCATCATTATTGTAAACAAATAATTCGTTCCAGTTAGGTGTTCCTTCGTAACTTAAAAATCGGCAAAATGGATTTAATACAGTCATCGGCCCAGGGCCAATATAATTATTATTAATATACTGAGTTTGATAAGTTTCATAGCTTTGGGATGAATTTCTTCGGCCAAAATTATTAGAATTTCTACCAAAATTATTAGAACTTCTACCAAAATCATTAGAAAATTTTACACCGATACCATAAAAGTATTTAGGCTCCCAATCACTTTTTATATGTAAACGAGCTTGTTCATTTTGCCAAAGTGCCCAATCTCTATAGTTGTCATCTGATAACGACTGCACATATTCTGGTAATGTTGCTGGTGTAGAAAAATCAATATTAATTGTAGTAATTGCTAAAAGTATTATAGATATTAATGGCATAACTAGCTCTTTATATTACATTGACTATTTCATTTCAAAAGCTTTCGTTCAATTATAAAAATTTGTTTAAGCCCGATATTATAAAAAAAAGATAAACAAAGAGAAGCAAGCTCTGATTCTATTGATAGAACTTGCTTCCATTTATCTAATGATCCCGAAACGTAAACTAAACGATAATTCTTTTTTCTAGTTTTTGATATTAAAATCTCTAATCCAGATAAATCGAGAAGATCGGCTGCTGGGGCGTAGATAAGGAATGAGAAGAATAAATGCCCCAGCAGCCGATCTGATTGTGATAGAATGGTAGACGGTATTACTATTTCACCTTTATAGAATTCTGCTAAAGATATGATAGCTCTAGCATGATCATTGAATTTGATTTTACAATTATCAAGAGAAAAAGTTGGAGTATGGCCTGTTAAATTGGCTACTTCTTTAATGAAGATCGGCCAATTCAGGATAGATGTTCCAATAGGCCACACTCTAATCATTATCGTTCCCGGCTGTCATCATCAGAGGCAAGCTCAGGAGTACGATCGGGAGGATTAAGAAATTGATTAATCTTAACTTTGATAGTTTCAATCGGTGGTAAATCAATTGGCGTTGAGCAAGCTATAACAACCGGACCAGCCCACACAAATTTACCTTTCTTAATAATACGACTCTTCAGGGTCGCTGCACATCGAAGTAATGGTTCAACCTGCCGAGCTTCCCTTCTTGCGGTCTTCGATGACATAAAGAATGTCAGGAACCGTTCTACTGGTGGCACCCATAATAGGAACTCAGGACCATACATACAACCACTATCTTTAACAGGAGACCTTTCTTGAATATCCTTGAAAACATCTGATGTTGGATCAAATGATTCTAAAATCGGGTCTTCATTTGTTGATAAGGCTTTTGAACGCCATGATAGAATAACAACATCTACGGTATCACCAAGATCAATAACGCCATCGTCCTCGGGGATGCCATAATGATTGGCAGGTATCTTGCCTTCCTGAACAAGATTGGACTTACTACTATAAAGCTGTAAACGATAGAAGAAATTCTCTTCAGAAGCAGTTATTTCAGCTAAACTGCCACCTTGAGGGGCTGCTATTTCGTTTGATGGAATTAATTCATTAGACATTAATGATTTACCTTTTAGATAAAATGAAAATAATCTTGATCTTGATATTAAGAATTCATAAAATTATCATGAGCACATTCATCACAAGCATAAATTAACAATCGGTTGCCTTTAATTTCACATATAAGCGGCCTATCACACGCTTCACATTTTAATTCTAATAGCTGGCCGCCAATATTAAGAACTGTTACTTTTGGTACAAATCATTGATAATGAGGTAGTTTATCAAATTTTATCTTATCAATAACAGCTTGTGGATTAGCACAGTTCTTAACCGATTCTTCAAAATACTTGTCGTTAGTCATAGTTTTAATCCTTTGATGGAAATGAAAATAAAAATGAAAATGAAAATGAGAATGAAAAATAAATGTGGCTCGTCTTGGTATTCTTGTAGTAGGTCTTATTCCCAAGCGGCATGATAACAATGGTGTGGCCGCGTATCCACCGTCGTCACATTTAACAGTCGCCAAAGTGAGTTTGCTAAAGAAGAGGCTACCTAAGTATACTTACTTTAGTAGAGGCCAGACGACTACACTAAAGATATTAAAATCAGAGACCAGCTTCCTCAGCCGCCTTAGCAGCTTCGTTTGCCGCATCGTCTGCCTTCTTCTTTGCACGCTCTGCTGCACGACGCTTTTTTGCGTCATCTAACTTAGTCTTCTTCTCAACATCAGCCGCTTGCTGTGTAGCAATACTAAGAGGATCAAGATTAATAGCAAAAGCAATACCTAGTGCGAATCCATCTTCTGCCGTCTTAGCACCAGCTTGTCTGCACAATTCCGGTCCAATTGCTGGAGAATTATATTCATCCTTCAATTCACCAAAACGACGCAAACTAGATACTGGAGCAAATACAGCCGGCTTCGATTGACGACCTTCTCGTGCAGCATCTTTTAGCTCCTTAGCACGAGCTTGGACTGTCGGGGCAAAAACATCAGTAGTCTCCGTCATGGCTTGATCAATATAGTTAAGCTGCTCATTGTGTGGCAGCTTCGATAAAGCCACAGCATTTGCTACTGTGATTTTATCAGCATCTACTAAAGCCTGAACCGACGGCTCCAGCTTCAATAAATTAAGACGCTGACTTACCCATGAAGCACTTCTAGCTATTCTGACTGACATATCAGAAATAGTAAAAGTAGGATTCATCGCAAAAATTCGTTGTAATTGCCTAGTATACTCAACTGGCTTCGTGTCAACTCGATGAATATTAGCCATAATTTGAGCTTCGAGAAGCTCAACTCTATCTAATGACACAATATTAACAGGAAGTTCAGCAAGACCAACTTCAACAGCAGCAGTATACCGATGAAGTCCATTGACAATCTCATAAAACTCAACAGTTGATCCGTCGACATCTTCGGTTCGACGACGAACTGAAATTGCATCTAAAATACCAACACGGGCAATAGAATCACGTAGACCACCATAATTTTCACCTTCAACATCAACGCTACGTAAAGCAACAGGATTTTCACGAATTGCAGAAATAGGTACAACTAAAACTTCAGGTTTTGACATAACCGACTCTCCTAAGTGAGAAATGTAAATAGTTTCAAATCGACTGATAATAAAATCAAACTATAACTAATAATAAAATCAAACTTTTACTAATAATAACAAATTTTCAATGATAATAATATCAATCTCATAAAATCAATATCAAATGACTCAATCCCATAAAATCAATATCACTCGACTCTTACTGGTCTACCACTTATACTACGTGTTTTTTGGACATTTTGTCGGCTGAAAATGCCTTGAAAAGTTGTATTTTCATAAATCGTTTGGTAATAAGAACTTAACAGGAAAACAGGAAATAATTTGATTCCTATATATCCCTTGTGGAACTATTTTTATACTTTTCGATTCCACGAGAGCTAAAAGTTGTATAAGTTGTAATCTTGTTAAGTTCTTATTGCCAAACGATATAGATTTTATTGAATCTTTATATTATTGTTGCGTAAAGGACTGATTACTATTGTACAAACGACTATGGAAAAACGTAGTATAGGTGGGGATTGTCCCGCACGTACACGCGAAAAGAAAGGACTGAAAGCTGCTTTGATATTGATTTTATGAACTTTAACCGAATGATTTTGATTTTATTAAACAAGAAACTTTGATTTTATAATCATGGCTCAAACTAAAAAAAATGCAGTTGCTGCGGGTTTGTTAAGTCTGTAGATGAATTTTATTTCAATAAAACAAGGCAAGATGGCCCGCAGCACTATTGTAAGATTTGTAAAGAAAAGTTAAGAGGGAGGAATAAACAAATTTTATCTACTGAATACTTACCAAAAGAAAAAAGATGTTCTGTTTGTGATAAAATTAAACAACAAATTGATTTCCATCTTAATACCGGGAAAAAAGATGGGTTAAGTTGTCAATGTATTGAATGCTATAAAAAAAGACGAACTTATAATAAACAATATAAAAAATCATATCATCGGTTAAATAAATATGGATTAAATGATTTTCAATATAGTCAATTATTAGAGAAACAAAATAATGTTTGTGCTATTTGTGGTAAAACAGTTAAATTATATGTTGACCATAATCATAAAACCAATAAAGTAAGAGGATTACTTTGTAGCAGTTGTAATAAAATGCTGGGTTTTACAAAAGATAATCCACAAATACTGAGAGACGGTGCTGATTATGCTGGGGATAATATCAAATGAGCATTACCAAAACTGTAGCAATAAAGAATTTTCTCACCGCTTTCGCCCAACCCGATCTTGCAGAACTATATCACTATGGAATAGAAGTACAGGTTAATGCCGCCCAAGATGACGGTATACAAATTTCTGGTGATTTTAAGGGTCGGCAATGGAGAGGGTTCACTGATGGAGAAACGACTTGGAAATCTTTCAGAATTCCGTGGAAGGCAGCAACTAAAGCAGAATATACTGATACTGAACTGAAATGGGATTTGCGTGAGCACACAGAATCAATAGGAATGACTGGGTGGAATTGGGAAAAAAGAGTATCTAAATGGGTTGGCTTCGATTTTGATTCGGTTATAAGCCATAACGATGGCCTTACCGCAAAAGAATTACAAAATGTAACTAACGCCGCTACCGCGATCCCTTGGGTAACTACAAGAAAATCAACCTCTGGGAATGGCCTTCATCTTTACGTTTTTGTTAATGATATTAGAACCAGTAATCATACTGAACACGCTGCTTTAGCTAGAGCAATTATTGGCAAAATGTCAGCTACAACTGGCTTTGATTTCAATAATCACGTTGATATATGTGGTGGAAATCTTTGGGTTTATCATCGTAAAATGATTGGGACTGATGGACTTGAATTAATTAAGCAAGGCGATATTTTATATGATATACCACCGAACTGGGAAGATCATATTCCTGTTATAAAAGGTAGACGTAAAAAGATTCTGCCGAGAGCAGTTAAAGAAGAAACACTTTTCGAGCAACTTACTGGCCAATATAATCATATTAAACTAGATTCTGAGCACCAACGATTACTTGATTATCTTGAAGAAAAAGGATCATCTTGGTGGTACGATCAAGATAATAATTTATTAGTATGCCATTCATTCGACCTAAAAGAGGCTCATACTGATCTTAATCTCAGAGGCTTATACGATACAATAGCCACTGGTAAGGATAGGCCAGATCACAATTGTCTTAGCGGCGATACAGAGATTTTAACATCAACTGGCCCCCGCCAAATAAAAGATGTTGCCGAAGAAGGGCACGCTGAACTATATGTTTATACGCCTGAAGGTTATAAGTGGGTAGACTGTAAAGTACAATCATTTGGAAAGCAAACAACTATTCCAATCACATTTGGAAATAATGATACCATTCGTACTACTTTAGACCATGAATGGTTAGTTTATAACGACTCTGCTAAAAAGAATATTGATATTAATAGAAAAAAGAAGACTTTTGAATTAAGATTGGTTGAAAAAATACCGTTAGCACAATTAGAATTGTCTCCTATAGACTATGAGGGCTACGCACATGGATTTGTGTTTGGTGACGGGCATGAAGTCTATGATAAAAGGCACATTAACCCAAAATTAACAACTTCAGTTGTATTATATAAGCATGACCAAGATTTGTTAAAATTATTTTCACAGTACGGTAATATAGGGTCTCGTATTGTTTCTAATTTTGGCAGAATACCAGAAGTACGCCAATTACCTTGGAATTGGAAATGCCTACCAAAAAATAAAACTAAGGGCTATGCTCTAGGATTCATTCTGGGGTTAATAAGTGCAGATGGGTCTTTGGATAAAAATTTTGGGCATATAAGATTAGGCCAAAATAATAAAGAGCACATAATTAAAATAAGAGAATTAGCTATTCACGCAGGACTACGTTGTGGAAAAATACATACACAAGTTTGCGAATCTGTTAATAGAAAAATAACTTTAAGCTATCGTTTTTCTATAAAATCATATAACTTAACTAAAAAACATTTTTTACGTTTAGATCATCAACAAAGATTTGTCAATAAAAATAATCAGCTTACAAATGTTAAATATATTGATTTTGATGATAAAATCGAAGAAGAAGTATTTTGTGCTATCGTTCCAAAGTGGCACAATTTTACATTAGCCAATGGTATTATTACAGGAAATTGCTTTTGTAAGCCCGCTGAGCATCCTTCTGGGTCATGGGTAGTCCGCCGATTCAGCCAAGGCATACAAGAGACAGATACTTGGTTTCAAGACAATACTGGTTTTACTTGTACCAACTTCAATAGAGAACCTACTCTCGAAATCGCGGCTAGGACTCATGGTGCAGTTGAAGACGAGAAAGGTGCATACCATTTTCGTGAAGCCGAGGTTGCTACCACAGCCGTCTCAGCAATTGGAGCACATTTGAATCTACCGAGTTGGGCAGCCAATCGAAAGGCTACTATTAAAAAACACAAAGACGGGAAAAGAGTTATAGTCTCTATTAAAAGAGAACCGTCTGATAATCCGGTAGAAATGATCGGTTGGAAAGAAGAAAAAGATTGGTGGAAAAAGATTTTTGATGCTAAACTCCCAAAAGATGAGTCACTTGATAATCAAAATTATGATAGTATTGTTAGACATCTTGTTACAGTAGAACACCAAGATAGCGGTTGGGTTCTAAATGCTAATGATAATTGGCAAGCAGAGCCACTTAACCATTTACGTATAGCTTTAAAATCATTGGGATTAAATGATTTTGAAATCAATAATGCTCTTGGCAAGTGCGTATTGGAAAGCTGGAAACTAGTTAATAAACCCTTTGAGCCTGAGTATCCTGGCAGCCGAGAATGGAATCGTGACGCTGTTCAATTAAAATACTTACCACAACAAGAAGAGCCGTTCGTACATACTAATTGGGATAGGCTACTCAACCAATGCGGGCACGGCCTTAACGACGCTGTGACCCGTAATGGTTGGTGCCTAGCCAATGGCATACAAACTGGTGCAGACTATTTGCGATTGTGGATAGCCTCATTATTTCAGTTTCCGACTAAACACTTACCGTATTTATTCCTTTACTCTTTAGAACAACAAACAGGTAAAACAACATTACATGAATCATTGAAACTGCTTTTAACATCAAAAGGTTATATGGATGTTAAAGCCGCTCTTATTAGCCAAGCTGGTTTTAATGAGGAAATAAAGAATGCTATAATTTGTGCTGTAGATGAATGCGATCTACGACAGAATAAATATGCCTATAATAGAATAAAAGATTGGATCACTGGCGAAGATATTTTAATTCACCCAAAAGGTCGCACCCCATATATGGTGCAAAATATTGCTCATTTTATTCATACTGGGAATAATCCTAATGAGTTACCTGTATTTAGTGGTGATTCCCGGATTGTGGTAATAAAAGTACCACCAATTGAATTAGAAAAAATGATACCAAAAGATACTTTTCTTAAATTATTAGATAAAGAGGCTCCGGCATTCCTTGCTACTCTTTTCCATATAGATATACCCCCATGTAATGACAGATTAAGTATACCTGTTATCGAAACCGAAGAGAAAGAGTTAAGTGCTAAATCTAATCGAAATGCGGTTGAAATATTTCTTGATGAGTGCTGTTACTATTCACCTGGTGATAGTGTTCTTTACAGTGATCTTTGGGTACAATTTAATGAATGGCTTGATCCAGGAGAAACCATAGCATGGACTAAAATCAAAATGGGACGAACCCTACCGTCTATTTATCCGAAAGGTCGTTTAGCTACTGACGGTGGACAATTCCATATAGGTAATATCTCATTCGCTAAACCCGAAAAAATAAAATCGAAAAAATATATCCTTAAAAGCGATAATCTTGCTTTGGAGGATTAATATGATATTAAAATCAATCATTGACTCATTGAAACCAGAAGATCGAGCACGATTATTTCATGCTTTTGATCATTATTTCTCCCAGTTTGTTATATTACCTAATAACAAGTTCATAGGCGTCAATATGATTTGCAAATCAAATTTCATCGTTGAAGAACAGGTTGGTGCTTGGAGTTTTGGGTCAACTATAACTAATGATAACTAAAAAGTGTTCAAAATGTGGGACCGTTAAATCAGCCGATGAATTTTATAGAAATTCATCTTCTATGGATTACTTACAGTCATGTTTCAATGATGATCCAATACTAACAGAAAAGGCATCAAAATACTTATGGGAACACCAATAACAAGGGAGAATAATAAATGATCGTTATCGGATTCGGCTATAAAAAATCGTCAGGCAAATCAACTCTTGCCAAGTTTCTTAGCACTCATATCAATTGTACGCATCCTAAGTTACGAGTTACTGAGGTCAGTTTCGCGTCAAAGTTAAAGGATATTTCTTTTCAACTTTATGGATGGGCTGGTTTGAAGAGAGCGATTTATTATGAAACTCATTACACTGATAAAGAGATAATACTTCCATTGATTGGCATGTCGCCAAGAGAAATTTGGATAGGTATTGGTAATTCTCTTAGGGCTGTTTATTCTAATACATGGATAGATTATGCTCTCAAAAGTATAAAGAGTGATATTATAATTATTAGTGACATGGGTTTCACTAATGAGGCAAGAGCTATTAGAACTAAAGGTGGCAAACTTATTAAGTTAATTAGAGATAATCAACCGAAAGGAACCGATCCACGAGAAGTGGAACTGGATTCTTGGGCTGATTGGGATTTGGTTATTAATAATAATGGATCATTAGATGATTTGTACAAACATGCTATAAGAATTTGGGAGAACTTTAATGACACCAAATGATAAAAAAATTAGTAAAATTAAAAAGCCCATTATTACAGAAGTAAAAGATAATACGCTAGTAACTATTTACTGTGCTGATGGGCCACTAAAAGGTAGCACTCATTCATCAGTAATTAGACGACGAAAAGTGCATATACCAATACCAACTAATCCGTTCTATAAAACAGCGTGTTATTTAGTTACCGGGACTCTTACCCCGCTTAATGAACGAATCGCTGTATTTTCCCATTGTCAACGTCGCGATGGTTAATTATTTACCAGAATCTAAGAAATGTTCTAAGTGCAAAAGAGTATTACCACAATCTGAATTTTATTTTTGTAAATCAAGCAATTAAATATTTAAAGGATAAACAATGAATAGATTAAAATTCAATAGGGCTTATCTTTGCGGATCAATGGAAAACAGTCCTGATACTGGTCAAGACTGGCGTATACGATTGCAAAAAGAATTAGAAGATTTGCAAATAGTGTGGTTAGATCCAACAAACAAGCCATCAGTGCATAGTATAGAAGACGAAAACACTATTGGTTTTCTAAATGAACTTAGGAATAAAGGCAGTTACGATATTATTAGTGACATTATGCGGCCCATACGAAATATGGATTTACGGCTTGTTGATGTAAGTGATTTTCTTGTAGTTCATATTGATAATACCATCAATTCTACTGGCACATTTGAAGAACTCTTCTGGGCTAATCGACAGAAAAAGCCGATTATAGTTCATTGTGAGCAAGGCAAAAAAGCTATAGGACTCTGGTTTTTTGGAACACTATCGCATGAATTATTCTTTGATACTTGGGATGAAGTCTATAACTATATTCGATTAGTTGATAGTGATAAAGCCAATGTTGATGACAGATGGAAGTTCTTTGATTTTAAACTCTGTGGGAAAAATGATGGTAAATAAAGTATGCTCCAGTTGTGGTTTAACGAAATTAGTAAATGAATTTTATAAGGATTCGTCAACAAAATATGGGTATAAATGTTACTGTAAAGATTGCGATAGATTAAAAAGAAACCATAAGAAGCGTACTAATAGTAGTTATTTACCAATAAAAAAGAAATGTTCAAAATGTGGTTCAATAAAACTACAATCAGAATTTGCCTTTGCTAGTATAAATAGTACAGGATTATACAGTTGGTGCAAGCAATGTGTCGCCAATTCTCAGAAAGATCACAGTCTTCGCTCTCGTTACGGGATTACAGAGAAAGAATATAATAATTTATTAGTGCAGCAACAATGTGTTTGTGTTATTTGTGCTAAAAAGGAAATATCTAAGCACCAAAATGGCAATATTAAAGAATTAGCAGTGGATCACAACCATGTAACTAATGAAATCCGTGGACTATTATGCCAAAAATGTAATACGATATTGGGTCTTTGTAATGAGGACATTAATATTCTAGAAAGTGCAATTACATACATAAAGGAGCACAGTCATAGCTAAATCATCAGTACACTTGAACGGAAATCTTTTATGCGCAGTCGACGTTGAAACAACAGGACTATGTGCTGGATTCCATGAAATATGGCAGTTAGCTATACTGCCATTAGATTCGGCATATAAACCGTCCAAAGAATTTGCCCCATTCTATCAGGAAATGCGTATACAATATCCTGATCGAATAGACAGCAAAGCTATAAAACTCAGCCGCAATAATTTTGCTTTAAAACAGCAAAGAGCATTAGATCCATTCACTTGTGCAGATATGTTTGAGGAATGGTTTCATAAACTGGACCTACCAATTTATAAGAGAATCGTACCACTAGCACATAATTGGCCTTTTGATAGATCATTTTTATTAGATTGGTTAGGCGAAGCATCATTTTTTGATTTCTTTCATGCACACTACCGTGACTCAATGGCAGCAGCTATTTTCTTAATGGATTTAGCAAACTATAAATGTGACCAAGTAACATTAGCTAAATTCAGTTTAGCGTCAATGTGTGGTAAATTTAATGTAACTAATATGAAAGCTCACGATGCACTTCAAGACTGTATAGCTACAGCAGAAGTATATCGACGATTGTTAGGATTTGCTTCTTGATTTTAAAATCATGCTTCTTAAAATAAATTTTGTGGGCAATGTTCTGTTGCCATTTTTAATTTATTGGTAAGTGCTAAGCCCTTAGGTACAACTCTACATCCACATCCCTTGCATCGGCTGGTTTCCTTATCGTACCAATCACATGATTTACAATGTTTTTCATATATTTCTTTAATTTCGTCATCAGTCCGTTTTGGTCTACCGGCCTTAATCCACCTAGTTACTGCTAACCTATAATTATTTACTTGTGTAATTAAAGAAGGGTATTCTTTATTTTCTCCACTCTCTAATAGTCCCACCTTTTGGAATTCATTATATTCTCTTAATATTTTCTCTGGATCAAGATTATATTTTATTAATTCGTGTAAACAAATCTTGCATTCTTTCAGAGAAACTATCCCACCAGTACCATTACAGCGAGCCGCTTTATTATCTATTGGTTCGCGTCTAGGGCATTTTCCACACTCGACATCCCAGACATTAAAATCATTATTTGATTTATTAAAATGACATTCTTCACAAATAGTAGCAACTATTTGTCCATGAAGATCACTTTTCTTATTGATACAACGGTACTCTTCTTTACCGTTTGTTATCATTCGTTGTCGTTTCTGGCATGTTATCATATTATGATCCTGGTAATACTATATCATCGCATCTTTCTGTAATACTTATATACCTTTGTCCTTCTGGACACGGATTATTTTGACGACCTTGATTTGGGGCACTTGAATCTCCTGGTGATGTTTCACCATCTTCACCTGGAGGACATACTTTCTGTACACTGCTTGGACATCCATAAATTTTTGTTTGTCCTGTACAAAAACCACTACAACTGTTTCCACAACCCTCTGACGTTATTTTCTTTTGGTAAGTTTCTGCTGAAAATAAAGCACCAAAAACATGACACATTTTAGATGGCACTCCAGTACAAACACCCTCACTACAACCTGGTGAGCATGGTCCCCCACAAGTATCAGGTTTAGTTACAAGTATTGGAGTAATATAACCTACAATTACTTCATATTTACAACCAGCACTATATGAAACTGACCCACATACCATTGTTGGTTTATCATCTTTATTGCCACCTCCTCCTGGGGTCGATGATTCATCCATTTTTGCCTTAGCTATTGCTTTCGCTACTTCAATTTCATAATCAATTTCTTCATATACTTCCTCTAAATCGACCAAATCAGAAATTTCACAAGAAACTACAGGTAAAGTGTCATCTAAGTCTGATGGATTTCTATCACCAGTTGATAATACATTGCCAGTAGATTCTCCACCACCAAGTAAAAGGTGATTTATTGGTGGTGTGATCTCGAAACTATAACCAGCATTTTGACTTTCATCGTCTGGTGCTGGAAATGTTTCTAGTGCATTTTGAGCCGCTGGCCATGCCCAAATATATGGTGTTGTTTTTCCAGCTAAAATAGGCGTCCAAACCTCGAAATGTATAGTATTATCTGACCAATTATAATTAATACTTGTTACAACACATTTACTTGAAAATTGTGCAGTATTTAGTGTTATGCAATCCCATACATCAATATCTAGTTGGGTTAGTGGAGTATCAAATTCAACTACTTTCCAGGAATTAGAGTCTCTTATTAACCAAAATGTTGATGATTTTAATATCGTTGAATATGTATTTTGTGTATAATAATCTTTTGAGTCTTCTCGTATACCGTATCTTTCTATATTATGTTTTAATGTAAAACTTAGATCAATTTCATCTTCTTCTTGAATACCGGCACCAGTTTTCTTCCAACTTATAATTTGTTTTGTAATTACATTATCACTCTCTGTTAATTTTATTTTGAGAGTATTAGTAATAATATTACTTTCAGTTAGAGTACGAACCGAAACCGGTTCTACCGAAAGATATTTAATAAACACAATATTATTGCGAATATAGATACCGCAACGTGATTGATAAGCAATATCTTGTATTAAATCATAAACACTTTTTCGTTCTTGTAACCAGAAATTACTTGGATAATTAGTCAATAATATTTTAACAGCAGCGAAACTTACTGCATCAACAGTGTAGTTTGTATATTTTCCTATTAACCATTCAATAATATCTACTGGATTAGGGCCAACAGTAGAAATAAATGATACATATAATTGATTATCCCAATTCTCGTCATACTCACTTAAATTTTTTACTAGACCAATTTCGACAACATCATATCCAATATAATTAGTATTATAAACTGTATAGTATCCAGTTGGAACTTCCATCAATAATTTTCTACCTGTTGGCATAGTGTAATAAGCAGCCACCATATCAACAACACCTGGTAACAAACTAACAATATTAAGTATTTCTTTCTCTTCTTCAAGTAACACTTCTGAACCTGCTGGGCACCAATGAAAACCAGCAGATTTCATTTCGTTAAAAGCTTCCCAAGATTCACCTGGACCACCTAAAGATTCTTGACTAATTGTTGATTGGTCATCACATTCTGCTTGTGTTATTGGTGTTCCAGTATAACGATATGCTGTGCCTGAAGCCGTAGCTGTCCATCCACTTATATCACCACTAACTCGTTTTAGGCCGTAACTACGATCATCTACCGCATGACAAGATTGATGTTCCCAATCAGCATAATCTGGATGCTCACGATCAGTTACAGCAAAAGTTGTACCGCTAAAAGTTCCACGAAATCTAGCTCCTTCAATATTAATAGTGACTTTAACATTTTGTGGAAATGAGTCGCCATTTCTAATATCAAGAGTAGCGTGTTCATACGCACTTTGTTGCCTATCATATCCTAACAAATTACAAATAGCCTCAAAACGTTTTACAACACAATCTAAATCTGGTCCCCATACCATTTCTTTAGCCTCAGTAAATGTATTACTTGGGCCTTGAGCTAATGTTGTTGTTTCACCTTTACTTTCAGCAGGGCATTGAATTAATCTCGCCTGGCAAAGGCGTGGTGCGATTGTAAAATCACGTATTCCTTCTCCTCTAAGTAGAACACCTTTTCTTGGAGAACGAACCACCAATGTAGGCATATTACAAACATGACCAAAAACTAATGGCCATGCTTTACCTAATGCTTCATCGGGGATAGAAGGAAAATCGCCTTCTTCCATCGAAAAGCCTACATCAATACTGTCCCGATTTGATAAAACATCAAAAGATAATGTGCGTGCTCCTTCGTCCCAGATAATAGGGCTATTAATCTCGCCATTAAAGAAAAGTGTTTTATAATCTAAATGTAATCCTTTAAATAAGAAATATACAGAAACAGGCTGCTTCTGTATATTATTATTATTCAATATCTCTTTGATTTTAGTATCAGTATCATCTAAAGTAACAGAAATAGACTGTGAATCATTAATACTAGATATAGTTTGTGTAGTATCAAAATCACCGATCTCAATAATAGTTGGATATGGATAATTTTGACCGCCTATTTTTTGGTCTGAATATAGTTGTACTATACCATCTTTAACCCATTGAATACCGAGCACTAAAATAAGTTCGGCACCTCGGTTTTCATTTAATAGAGTCAGAGTTTGTGGTGTTACAGCCCTCATATTTTTTCCTCAAACTCTAACGTCGCCCGCTGTGTTTCATCGCCGGGAAAACTACCGGCTCTTTCGCCACTACCTAACTCAAAAGGGTTATTTAATAAATAAGCAATATAGATATTATTATATGAATCTGTTATTCTCATAGCTGAACTATAGTACGATTGTACAAATGATTTTAATTCAATAGATTTATGCCGTGATAACAAAAACGACCATTGTAATTTTCGTCGACCTTGCTTGTTCTTTTTGTAAGTTTGTGCTAACCCATTCATAGCTCTTAATACTTGAACAGTGCCAACACTATTACTATTATTAGCCCAATCAGGGCTAGGGAGTACAGTTGTCGTTTGGTATCCAGGATATGGTGCTTCTAATTTAAACATTTCTTAGAAAATCTTTCTTAAACTACAATCCCTACCGCATCGTCAATTAAAGCAAGAACATCTCCACACGGGCGATCCCAATCACCCCCGAATACTACTGTATCTATTAACGCAAGAGTATCATCAAGTGCTCGAAGACGGTCCAAAATAAATGTAAAAGAATCAATTATTGCAAGACCTGTATCTGGTGTGCAGTAGTCAAGTACCACTCCCTCAAATGAAAATGATGCTGTCCAATTACAATCACCAGTTTGCGATATAACGTCTTCAGGAGATATAATGACACCAATCCATTCACGTCCTTCCCAATCAGTTAAAAGAATATCCTTACCAAGATGATTAATAATAAAATCTTGTAATGCTATTGCTTCTGCCTCAGATAGGCCAATAAATGTAACCTTAATTGTATTAACTTTTGGCCAAGTAGAGTCAGCGAAAATAACAAGATTACCACCCCTAGTTTCACGATTAATACGGTTACTTACATTTTGATCTATATTATCTAGTTCTGGTGCTCTTAAAAGTACAGTATCCTCTACTGCACCTAGTGCCGGATATTCTAGTCGAAACTGTTTGGTACTATCTTGAACAAATGGTAACATACTACCTGGAGGATTAATAGCATTAATTGTGGATTCACCTATAAACGGGGTATAACTTTTACGTATACAACCTGTATCAAAAAAGTATGTTAATGAATGGCCAATACCCAGCGTTTGTGATATGACTCTTACCCAATCACCGCCGAAAACTACACTTGACTCTAATCCTAAATCTTGTATTGGTAGTCCATGATATTTACCTACAGTTATTGACTGATTAAAAGTAATAGTATCATTTATACTATACATTAACCTATAAGCATGATGTACAAAACTAAGTGTATTACTAACATTTTCTTCAATATATCTTGGCACAACTTGACTAAAAACTAAAATATCTTCAAGAGTATGGTAATGATTTCTACTCCTCGCACTATCAGTAAATACAATAGTATGCTCAAGGTCTCTATAAAATGGTGTGTAACCAGATGCTACTTGGCTGAATGGTATAACAGATTCACCCCATTCGTAACCATATATTCGTACACTTTGTTGTAGATTAAGAACATTTTGTGTTGGCCAAAAATCATTATAATGAACAAGATGATCAAGTCTATCTGTAATCTCCAGCTCATTATCAGTTTCACCTGGAACTGGTACTCTGGTTAATATCTCAATGTACTGCCTAGTGATTCTAAGATCACCATCACCAGAAGCAAGAATTTCGGCATATTGCCTAGTAACCCTAAGATCACCATCACCGGGGGCAAGAACTTCGGTATATTGTCTTGTGGCTCGTAGAACCATTTATCCAACCTTTACTCCGAACTCCGCTGCATTAATAGCAGCAGCTAACCAAGCTGCGGCAGTATCTGGGTCTAATTCAGCAACTCGTCGCTTGGTAACGTAATCCGTTGTACCGATAGCTTGAGCAGCATCGTCATCATCTGCTCCATTAGATCGTACAACTGTTATTAAACTAAAAGCAGATGCATCTGTCTCTCGACAGTCCGTATTAATTTGAAGACCTTTAATATTAATTAATGCACCAACATCATCGTAAGTATATGTATCTTTATTGGCCGGTGTTGAATCCTCAATATAATTGGTATCATCATCGACTATTTCTTCACTAACGCAAAACCAATTTGCCCCAGCACTAGGGGTGAAATCAGTAGTATTACCAACACCGTCAGGAAAAATGGCAGTGATATGGCAATTACCGAGAAAATCATTATTAATCGCTCCGGCACCATCACAGACATAAAAGTCATCAAACCAAGGATATGTTGCTGAACTACCTAATTGTACAATATTATAAAAAGTGTCTACTCCCTCCTGAGTATCTACACCAGCGGCACTAAGGACGTTCGCTCCACCAACTCTTAATTCATAAGTTCCCGCTGCATTATCAACAAAAACTTTTAGCTCAATCCAGTACCAATCTCCTATAGTTAAACCAAGACCAACTGTTGTTCCAAGAGTAGTTACACCTCGTCTTAGCCGTAGTTCGCCCCCAGTTATATATTGTAAATTTATGCCAAGAACAGCATCATCATATAACTCTAAAAAAGCGTCTGTATTATCTAATGTAATTTTAACTGCGAAACCGATAATTATAGTCGCATTAATATTTATCGCTGGAGTTTTGAGGGAACAAGCACTAACTACACAATTAATGCCTTTCCCAGATATTCTCCCTGTTATTACATCAATACTACTTTCACTTCCCATAGCATATCGACGAGTCATCACCCCAGACGGCGATGGAGCACTACCGATACTAGTACCATAGCCCTCGAAGCCATCTATCCAAAGTAAAGACATAGTCTCACCATTCTTTCCTTTAAAGATTAACTTTAACCGCTAACAGTGTAAGTAATCTTAAAGGTATCACCGCCAGAAACAGCTACAACAGAAGTAAAAGCCGCTGTTGACCAAAGGATGCCTATTGCACCGCCCTTAGTATTATCGCTAACAATAAAGATTCCTTTCATATTTCCTATTGCATTGATACTAAAATCAACAGTTACAGCATTAGTAATGGCTCGTGCAGCAGCAGCACCCTCCGTCCATTCAGGCCTGTTAGCTTCTGTGTATGCCACTGATTCTGCCCAACCAGCGTGTGCAGCCATTGTATCAGCAGCAGCCCAAGCAGTCCATCCTGCATTATCAACTAGACCGATATACCATGTTGCAACTTGAGCAGCTGCATGGAATTCAGTGTCAAGAATATGATTAAAACCGACATCGACAATACCGTTAGGCATTTCATAAGCACCAATTAATTCACCACTCTTATTACGATGCTCTACAACAAAGAAGCCTCTTAAACTAAACTTGTCTTTCATTTTTCTACCTTGTTAAGAAGACTGTTAAAACTTACGAATTGTTTTACGACTAATCTCACGCCGTATTTGTGTAGCAATTTCTCGTGCTGTCGCTTGGGGCGATTTCGATTCTGTTACATTGATATTAATATCACCAACAGAGCCACCTGTCTCCCGGTATACTGGTTGTCTTCCAGAGTTCATAGCAACTAATTGCGAAAAGAACTTTCTTGAAGAGGCAGCATTAACAACAAACTCGCCTGGCGATAACATAGCAGGGATAGTGTCTGTGCCTCTTGGAGTGAAACCACCACCGGCTCTATAGATCATTCCGCCGTATGCTTTACCAGTCGCCCCAACACCAGAGCCAATAGAAGCTACAGCAGCAGCAGTTACTCTAGCTTGTTCGGCAATAGTCTCCAATGATGATATAATTGAGCTTGACCCACGTGCAACATTAGCCACGGCATTAATAATGCCAGTTGATAAAGATGTGTCAATATTTTGTCCAGTATTTGTTGCCGCTGCATCTAAAAATGTTAATGCATCTTTAACTGGATCGGTGCTTGCAGCCATTTTATCCATAAAGGCTTTACCGACTTCGGCTTTAGCTCCTTCCTCTTTTATAGATACTTCTATCTCTGGCAATTCATTTAGCTTGTCAACTAATTCTTGACCAGAAACAGCAGCCTCATGTAAACTATCAAATAGTCCAAAAGTACCAAGAATCGCTCCAGCAGTCCATTCAATAAAACCTCCCTTAGTTGCATCCTCACTAGATTTGCGCAAAAGAGTATTAAGATTTATAATATTTGTCACTCTAGCTGAATACTCAGTGGTATTAGCTTTTCCTTCTGCTGCTAATTTTAAAGCAGCATCCAGCTCTACTTTATACGCAGCTTTAATATCATTAGCCATTCTAGCAGTTTGACCGCTTCTTTCATTAGCAGTAATTTTTGCTGATGTGGCTGCTTTATCAACTGTTGCTCCAAATTTATCATATGTCTTATCTGCATCTATAATTGCAGTTCTTAGTTTTCCTTGGGCTTCTGCTTGGGATGCCAAAGCCTTAGTAGTTATATCTAGTTGCTTTTTCATTTCTACACCTGATGCTTGTTGTTCAGAAACATCAGGAGTCTTGGCTCTTAAAGCGTTTAACCTACTAATAGAGTTTGTTACCGCGTGCTCAAATGTGGTTACTTGACCAGTTAAAGCGTCATAAAAACTTTTAGACACAGAAGCAAGTTCATCATGTAGTTCTGGTGTGTTGGCTAGATCAATATACATATCTAACTTAAGCATTTCTTTTATCTCACCGACAACACCTTTCATTTTAGCTATAATTTTTTCTCTGTCAATTGGATCACTTGTCTTCTTTAATTCTTCTGTCAATTTCTTGAACTCATCTACCGCTGGTCCTATTGCCGCTGAAAATCTATTCATAGACGCAACAGACTCATTAATAGCAGTAGCCTGGTTGATAGATTGTTTTTTAATTCTTTCTTGGGTAGATAATTGATTCTGCATAGCAAGTTCTACCTCTTGCTCTGCTTTTCTTATTAATACTCTATTGCCGCTTTGATCAGCAGTTGCTAATGCTGATTTAGCTTCATTTAAAGCTCTCTCATTAACAGATTTAGCTAGATCATTTTCTCCCCTATTAGAAGCTGCTAATGCTTCACTTCTCAATTGCTGTGAACGCTCCAGTCTTTTGTATATTTCTTGTATTGTATTAAGTTTTTGAATACTTCTATCAAATTTCCAATCATTAATATTTGCTCTTATATTCTTGGTTTCTGAAGCTATTTCCCTTAATTTACTTGGTAAATCAGTAGCAAAATCCCTGAACTTACCAAATAATCCATTTATAGCAGAAACATGATCGCCTAATTGATCTTCTAAACTACCAAACATAATCTCTTCATTACGTCTGATATTACTACTAGCGTCATTGTATAATTTCTGCTTAGCGAAAAGCATTTTCTGTGCTTCACTAAGAATTTTCTTATTATTTTCTACTTGTTCTTGTAATTCTATTTTATAATTCGCTAATTTAACTGTTTCTTTGCCTGTTGACTCAGCAACTAAAGCGTCACGAGCCTCTTTAGCTTTCTTAATATACCTATTAAGAGAGTAACTGATAATTGTTACTGCACCAACGACAACAGCCGCCCATAGAATAGGTGATTTTACTAATTTCATCCAATCACGATTTAAAACTGCTGTTTTAAGGCCGACAGCTTGTATTCGTGAAATTATTGCTGTTGTCGCTGCCACAACATTACTTCTCATTAATAACCAAGTAGTGGCTCCCAAAGCCAACGCTGTAGTAAATGTTGCAATAGTGCCAGTTGCACCGCCAAAAGAATCGAAGACGACTTTAGTTACGTCAGTAGCCACTCTACCAAAACCAACTAGTGCTATATTTAATCTATTTAATTCAAGCTCTACTTGGCGTGCATTAGTTTCAAAAACTATAGTTTTAGCTCCTTTTATAGTTTCTGCAGCAGCTTCCTTTAATTCCTTTAAATCACTTGTATAAGTCTCCATATATTTTGATCCGAGACCTAATGCACCACGGATAGCACGTACTCTTCCATAAAGATTAGCTAACTCTGAAGCCGTACTACCAGCACTTTTTTCTATTTCTGCTAGTAATCCCTGGAAACCATAGGCTTGTATACCAGCTTCAGAAGTAGCGATACCCATTTCCTTGAAAAGATTTTTTAAGTTTTGAGTTGGCTTAATAAGTTTTAATTGAATATTACTAACTAACGTGAAAGCCTCATCATACTTCATACCACTTCTTGTTAATACAGTTATAGAGGCTAATGTCTCTTCAAGTGAAACACCTAACTGACTAGATAGAACAGTTATTCTACCAATAGTATCAGCGATTTCCTCACCACGGAAACGACCTAGCTCAATAGCTCGGAAGAGCTTACCGGAGATTTCAGCGGCATCGGAGGTATTAAGATTATATGAGTTAATGATAGATGACAATAATTCTACCGACGATCCTAGATCAGTTACAGCAGCGATACTAAAATCACTAGCAGTTTGAAGGAACTCAAACGAATGGGCGGCATCTGCTACTTGATTAGATAATGTCTGATAAATACCCTCAGTAACAGCAGTAAGCGGCTGGCCTGTTGCAGCAGAAAACTCTTCTACTTTTGCAGCCAAATTCTCTAAACTACCGAAACCTCCGTCTGCAATAGTTTGTATCTCTGATAATGCTTTAACATATTCTCTTGCATCCTCAGCGGATTGTTTTAATGCACCAGATATTTTAGATATTGCTTGGTGAATAACCTGAATAGCGAAAATACGTATAACACTTTTCCAACTAAGAAGCATACTCCCGCTGGCTTTTTTAGTGGTATCAGTTAGTTTGGTTGTTGAGTTTCTAACACCAGTTAAACTATTAGTATAACTTTTTGCTGAAGTTATTCCTTTGTTTTGTGCTGCACTTAGCTGGTTAGTGCCACTACTAGCACCTATTATACCAAGACCCATTAAACCAGATGATTGTTTTATGCCAGTAAGAGTATTGACGTACTTTTTTGCTGATGATATTCCGCTATTTAATGACGAATTTAATGCACGAACACTATTATCTGTACCAGTTAAATTTGCACCAATTTGAACTGCTGCTTGTTTTATGCTAGTTAAACTATTAGTATAACTTTTTGCTGAAGTTATTCCTTTGTTTTGTGCGTTGCTAAGAGTATTAGTTGCTGAAGCAGTTGATATTAATCCTGATCGAGTTACACTAGCAGAAGTATTAAACGTTTTATTAGTAGTAGCAGAACGCATTAATGCTGCTGAATAAACGTCTAATGAAGTAGCTAGCTTCGCTAGTGTGGCAATCGCACCTGCTGCCTCGAAGCCTAATACAGTCCTTAATTCTTCTGCCATTTTTAAATCTTTATTTTTGTAATTTTAAGTGTGGGTGCTATTAATCTTACTTTATTGAGAACAGGCCAAGCCATTTTAGCACCAGCTATTAATGATTGCCATGGGGCGGACTTACTTACACCGACATTAGTATATTCTTGAATATTGTAGTGATCGACGTTTGTTTTTATAGTGATATTAAAATCACTAAAATCTAGTTTCTCTTTTGCAGTTCCAAGAGACCGCCCCTGAGTAATTCTATTTTTAACACCACTTCTTGGAGTAATAATTAGTGTGCCGTTAATTAGTTCGGCTAATTCTAATAACGATCCTTGAGATTGCCCAGACCAAACAGGTATTTTACCAACAACACCAAGAAGCCACGCGTTTGCTACTTTACGCAATTCTTTTTGAAGATGTTTCGTTAGTAATGCCTTATAGGCATTGAGATCAATGGTCGGCAGAATGAACTCACCAGTGAATCTCATTTCTTTTTCTTCTTTTTCTTTTCTTCTTTTTCTTTTTCTTTTTCTTTTTCTTTTTCTTCAATGGACTTGGAGCCATATTTCTTAGTCCATTTCTTCGCCAATGCTGGTCTATTCGCCCACATCCATTTACGCTGCTTAGAAGAAACAAAAGGCATAATTATACAAACCTTTCATAATATTTATCTTTAGTATATAAATTCCATGCTTCAACAGTTGTCTTTGAACCAAAAAACTGATGAAAATGTTTATGAATAATTTTCTGGACTACTATAACGTTTTTAGGGCCATATTTTAATTCTGGATGGCTCCAAATTGGGCATATATGGTGGACACATAAATCAACATTAGTTTTATCAGTCAATTCACATGTATAATTTCGTTCCTCTAAAATTGTTTTAATAAAAAATTTACGTTTACTGCTAAGCGACCACTTTCTAACCTTGGTTCTATCTTTTAACCAACTCCCATTTTTATTACCAAAATTAGATTTATTAGAAAGATAACGATTAGAGGTTTTATTCATTAAAATTAAATTATTTATAACCCCTACTTTTTTACCATTTTTAAATGATAGCGAAGCAGCCTCACTTCTATTACGTAGTACACCACGTTTCTTTAGTAAATTTTTAATAGACCCATAGCTAAAACCATATTTATCTTCCAAGTCTCTACTACTTAATCCATTTTTATATTCATTTATAATTAATAATTTAAATTTATCAGGTATAGTGCTTTTATCTTTCATAATTTCTCCTTTGATTTTAAAAGCTCCACAGTCAGGATTCGGACCTGAAACCAAGTGATTAACAGTCACTCGCTCTACCAATTGAGCTACCGTGGAGAATCATTTAAACAAACTGCACAACATGCGGTAACATTTCTATCTCTTCTAACTCACGCACCTGATTATATGCTATAAGTTCAGCTTGAATTTGCACATTACATTCATCCCAAGTTATTTCTACTCCTGGGGGTCGGATTCCGTGGCGTTCACAACTTCGCCAGACAATGTACTTTTCCGTTCTTCCTTTAGGGAAGATAATATGGCGAGTTGTCGGGACTCTCTGAGTAAAAAAGAGTCACGAGCCTGTTCAATTCTGGCCTCATTGAGACCTTGGGCTGTTAAACTGCCATTAATAATACGATTCACTTCAAGATCGGAAAATCCTGAACTATTTAGTTCCTGCCTAAATAAAAGCCAAGTGCTAGGATCATCTAAGTCAACTTGTTCCCACTCCAATTCAGGAGTTGCTTTTAATGATGTTAAAATCAACCAAGCGGTTTTCTTTTCGCTATATTTAACGATTTTAGCATTATAGTTTTTGTCTTTGAAATCAGGAACATCTTCCCCGTCTATCTTCTTTAAACGGGGCTTCGGCACAGGACACAACTTATCAAACGGTTTATGGTCTAATACCGCCTCGGCAATAAAAACAATATCATCACCGTCGCCGCGGGGGATAGCAATAATCTCCCTGTTGGCTCCGGTGATCTTTTTTCCTTTAATTCTCATAGAAATATCCTTTTATTAATAATTGTTACTAGATACGGGTGGCAGTTGCTTCTACAACATTGCACTTACCAGAACATGAAATCTGAGAGTCACGTAGATTGTGCTCCAGAGATTCATACCGGAAGTAAGGTAATTCAATCTTTTCGGTATTGTTGCCACCACAACCTGGATCATACCAGATAATAATATCAACGCAATAAGGGGCACAGGTATCGGGATCAGATGTCTCCCATGCTGCCGCTTCACCGCGTTTCTTTAATACATCCTCAAGAGTAGGAATACCGCTAGCAGTTACAGCAGTAATCCATTCCCATGTGAACTCGAACTTAACATCAACTGGAGCCTCATCACCGTTTCTTACCGAATCGAGACTACCACGATCAAGCACGTAATCACGATTAACCGTCTCAGTCCAAACGACGTTTCCTTCACCGACTTTGACTTCAAGCCGACGACCAGTGAACGCTACCGTACCACCAGCACCAATAGCCATAGCAAGACCGTCTACCAAAGTGATAGTATCAGTGCTAGTATCAGAACTTCCTGTTTCAGTTGCTACCCATGTTGCAGCACCGCCAGTCGGTAGAGTGCTTAGAGTGAACCGAGTAGCAATAATCTCTTGATTATCATTAAACGTAACAA